CGGCGCCACCGAGGAAGAGGCCATCGCCGACCTGAAAGAGCAACTTGAGATCGATTGAAGGGGAAATCAATGAACGCGCTCGCAGTAGCCCACAAGCAGATGACCGAGGACGGCGCGCCGCCGGAACTACTGCGCCATCCGCCGACTGTCGCGAACGGCAATCAGGTCACCATCGCCGAGCCGACAGAGGCGACAGCCATCGCCAAGATCATCGAGATGGCGCGGGATACCTCGCTGCCGCTCGACCGCCTCGAAAAGGTGCTGCAGATGCAGCAGCAGATGGAGGCGCGCAAGGACGAGCGCGCGTTCAACGAGGCCATGGCGCGGGCGCAGGCGGAAATGCGCACGGTCGCGCTCGACAGCAGCAACCCGCAGACCCGCAGCCGGTATGCCTCCTATGCGGCGCTGGATCGCGACATCCGGCCGCACTACACGCGACACGGCTTCGCGCTCTCGTTCAACACCGGAGACGGCGCGCCCGAGAACTGCATCCGCATCCTGTGCGACGTGTCGTGCGGGGGCCATTCGCGCCGCTACCACATCGACATGCCCGCCGACGGCAAGGGCGCCAAGGGCGGCGACGTGATGACCAAGACGCACGCGACCGGATCAGCAATCAGCTACGGCCAGCGCTACCTGTTGAAGATGATCTTCAACGTCTCAACGGGTGAAGTGGACGACGACGGCAACGCCGCGGGAGGCGCCGTGATCACGGGAAGCCTCAAGCAGAACTACCTCGCCGAATGTCGCGAACACATCCGCAAGGCTACTGACGGCAAAGCGCTGGCCGAATGGTGGAAGTCTGACGCCTCCGCAAAGGCGCGGAAAGATTTCGAGTTGACCAGCGACGAAGTCAAGCCTCTCCGGGACTTCGTGGTCGCGCGATGCACCGAACTGCTGGGGGTGCCGGCATGAGCATTCAACAAGGCAGTCCGGAATGGCGAGCGCTTCGGGTTGGCCGCGTGACGGCCTCCCGTGTCGCCGACATCATCGCCAAGACCAAAAGCGGCCCTTCGGCCTCCCGCGCCAATTACCTCGCCGAGCTTATCGCCGAGCGCCTGACTGGCGTCCCGGCAGAGAGCTACAGCAACGGGGCGATGCAATGGGGCACCGCCACGGAGCCGGCGGCGCGTGAAGCCTACGCGATGGAAGTGCTGGCCGCCATCGAGGAAGTTGCATTTGTCGGGCACCCCAACATTCCAATGGCGGGATGCTCGCCGGACGGCCTCATTGGGAAAGACGGGCTGTTCGAAATTAAGTGTCCCAACACGGCAACGCACATCGAAACGCTGCTCGGGCAATCCGTCCCGGCCAAGTACATCACGCAGATGCAGTTCCAGATGTCCTGCACGGGGCGCGCATGGTGCGATTTTGTGAGTTTTGACCCACGATTGCCGCCGGCCATGCAGCTTTTCGTGAAGCGCGTTCCCCGCGACCAAGCATTCATCGCCGAGCTCGAAACCGCCGTGCGCGAATTCCTTTCCGAACTCGATGCGAAGGTCGCGGCACTCACCAAGATTTATCAGCGAGACGCAGCATGAGCGCGTGTTGCGCTGTCTCTGGATGTGGCAACGAGAGTTTCTGCCGATCGTTTTGCAAAAAGCATTACGAAAGGTGGAGAAGGCATCGTGATCCGGACATTTGCAAGAAGCCAATGGCCGCCCGTGGGGAGCCGATGCGGTGGATTGTTGATAACTCCGCCTTCAATAGAGACGATTGCCTAATCTGGCCATTCGCTAGACACCCGGACGGTCGCCCTCACATGAAGGGCGGCAAGCCAACGCGGATCATGTGCAGCATGGCGCACGGACCAGTACCATCGCCGTTGCATGAAGCGGCGCACTCCTGCGGGAAAGGGAACCAAGGATGTATTAGCCCGAAGCACTTGCGCTGGGCCACGCCAACCGAAAATGCAGCAGACAAGGAATTGCACGGGACCGTCATCAGAGGCGAGCGCCATTGGGGCGCCAAGCTAAACGAAAGCGCTGTGCGTGAAATTCGTCGCCTATCTGCGATGCGAACCCAGCAAAGCATCGCAGACCAGTTCGGCGTGAAGATAATGTGCATAAACAAAATCATCAACCGGAAGACATGGAGGCACATTGAGCCATGAGTGATTTTGCAATCCCCATGAGATGGGATGGCGAATGCTTCGTGCCAGCCAACGGATACTGGGCGAAGCGTGCCAATCAGCAGTTCGTTGTCGGGGCGGTCTACCGCATGCAGGAGGTATCCGATCGTTCAACCGCAAGCCATAATCATGAGTTTGCATGGTTGCAAACGGCCTGGGAGAATTTACCGGAGCATCTATCAGAACTATACCCAACGCCAGAGGCGCTTCGCAAGCGCGCCCTGATAGAGGCCGGATTCTACGACGAGCAGATTGTGGACGCTGGAACCAAGGCGGCGGCGATCCGCGTGGCGACTGCATTCCGCTCACGCGAGGAGTTTTCCGTCATCATCGTGCGCGGGTGTCTGGTGGTGCTGCGCACAGCTAAGAGCCAATCGCGTCGATCAATGGACAAGAAGGATTTCCAGGCAAGCAAGCAAGCGATCATGGAGGTGATCGCTGCCATGATCGGCGTGACGCCGGAATCGCTCTCACAGAGGGCCGCATAATGGCCTATCGCATCGCGGCCCCATCCCCGCCCAGCAGCCTGTTCAAATCCGCACGCCTTCTCAGAGAGCGGCGCAAGGACCTGGGCCGCAGTCCCCGACAGGTGGACGCAGATCACCTTGCGGCGCTTCGCGAGTGCCCCTGTCTCGTATGCAGACGATGGCCGACCGAAGCCGCGCACATCCGCATGAGCGCGCCCGGTAAACCGAATGCAGGAATCGGAGCAAAGCCTTCCGATCAATTCACCCTTCCCCTCTGCTCATCCCACCATGCCGAACAGCACAATTCCGGAGAGCGCGCGTTCTATGACCGCATCGGCATCGACGCCTTGAAGCTTGCTTCAGCGCTCTACCGGGTGAGCCCGAACGTCCAGAAGATGCGAGGCATCATCCTCGCACATCATTTGGTGGTGACGATCAATCTAGGTGGAGGGCGGTCATGAGCAGCGACAAGAAGTTACAGCAGGCCGGTCGCCTCGCGCTGCGCCATGAAGGCAAGATGTGGAACGCCTATTTCGCACTTCCGAACACGATGGATGGCGCCGTTTTTCTCGGCTCTATCGCAATAGCTGCGGTAATCGACAACGTGAACCGGAAAGAGGATTTCATGCGGCTGATGAAAAGCTTCGTCGCCGATATCCTCGCGGATCGAGCGGGCGCCAGGCTGCTTTGGTGGGATGCGCACGAGGCCCCGGAATCCGAGAGGGGCGGCCACGCGTGACCTTCGCATTGGAAATCTATCTCGCGATGACCTTCGGCGTCGGCGCCGGATGGCTGCTCTGCGCGCTGTTCACCACAGGTCACCGCGCCGACGATGCGGAGGACATCAGGCAAGCCGCACTCAAGCTCGACGGCAGCCGCGCACTCAACCGCACCTTGACCGAGGAGAACGAGCGCCTGCAGGCCGAGCTATCGGAGTTGAACGCGCTTCGCCGTGATGGCTGGGCGCTCAGGAGGAACTTGCAGTGAAGATCATGATCGAATCCACCGCCAAGATCGTCACCTTGATCCAAGGTCGGAGCGAGATTGCGGCCCGCGTCTGGCAGGGCCAGACCGAGAGCGGCATCCCGGTGCAATGCTTCGTCACCCGCATCGCCCCGGAAGTCACCAAGACCGATCCGCGCATCGACGAACTGACAGCAGAGTTCGAACGCGAACTCAGGCGTTGCGCCGACCCGCGCATCACGGTCGACGCGATCCCGCTGCGGTTTATCATCTGAGGCAATTCGCATGAACATGCACAATTTCCCACTTGGTCCCGCCAAGCCCGGCGACGGACCATCGCCTGACCGGGACTCTTCAGCAAAGTCCCGGTCAGGGACTCCAATCGGGACCATGGCGCCGACCACAACCGCCGGCGTTGAAGTGGTCTTCCCCGCGGGGTGGCCCTCGACCCAGACCCGGATCACGGGCCTCCCCGATCTTTCTCCCCGTGCTGGAGCAGAGCCTCCTATTCTCGGCCGAACAGCGGGTTCGATTCCCGCGACGGGGGCCAACAGTTCGCGCGGAGGCGGGGAAAGCAGACCCGTACCGAATCCCGGTAAGGTGGCTGGTTCTGTCGGGAACGATGACCTGAGCTGTAAGGGTTCAGGACGCCCAACGGAAGTAGGCCAAGCCGGGGTAGCGACCGGCCCGCGCGAAGCCATCACCCCAGGCCCGGCCGCAGTGCGCAGCGCGCTCCTGCGATGCATTGGCGATGGCGGGCGGCTTCGGGCGCGACTGGGAGCGAGAGGAAATCGAACGCAGGGCGCGGGCGTGGGAACAGAGGCGACGACAGTGAGCGAATGGAAGCGCCGATGGGCCCTGCGAAACTATGTGCCGCTCCGATTCCTCGATCGGTGGGCTGGCTGCGGAGAAGATCGCCAGCCTAGCCGCGTCGCGATCGAATGCAATCTGTTCCATGGCCTGCCGACAAAGGCCATGCGGGCATGGATCGAGCAGGGGCAACAATGAAAGCCATCAGCCTGTGGCAACCATGGGCCAGCCTTTGGCTCTCGCCCGCAAAGGTCCACGAAACCCGAGGCTGGGGAACGTCCTATCGTGGCGAGTTGCTGGTTCACGCCGCGAAGCGCGCCGCGGATAGGGACGACGATCTTGACGCGCTTGTGAGCAAGTACGGGCTGAAACTCCCGACCGGAGGCATCATCGGAGTCCTGACGCTCGTTGACTGCCGCCAGATGAAGCACACGAGGCCGGAGAACGAAGAAGATTTGATCTGCGGCTATTGGAGCAACGAGCGGTTAGCATGGAAGCGCGGCGCCTTTCGGATGTTCGAGCGGCCGATACCCTATCGCGGCATGCAGGGATTGTTCGAGGTGCCCGACACCGTGTGGCTTGAGCGGGGAGCCGCATGACCATCCGCTTCCACCTTTCGCCCGGAGGCGATGTGCCGCCATGAGCTACGATCGTCCGCCCGGCTTCATCCCGCCCTTTCAAGACTTGGCGACACTTTCCGCGCACATCTGCACGGGTGAATCCACAATAGAGAATTGGGTGAAGATGGGAATTTTTCCTCCGCCGGTGAAGAAGGGCGGCAAGCGCCTATGGTCATGGGAGGAAGTCAAGCGCTGGCTTGCCCCTGACGACGCCACCGTGTCACCGTCCAAGATTGATATTGCTGCGAGCATTACCAATGCAACACGACGGGCGGCCCAAGGTCACTAAGATCAAAACCGGGAGTTTTGCCGCTGTGGTCCGCGCTTTCCTCTGCTCGCCCAAGTTCGAAGCGCTCTCGCGCTCGACGCAAGTGCATTACCGCCACCTTCTCAATCTCGCCGAACGGTCGGACATCCTCGGTGCGATTCCTGTGGATGAAATGCGACCGGCACTCGTGCAGGCTTTCCTCGACGGCCTCGCCGATCGCCCCGCGCAACAAAAGTGCGCGCAGACTGCGATTAAATCCCTAGAGCGGTGGGCGCTGGTCCGGGATCTTCTGCCCCGCCAAATCACGCTCGGGACCGAGGCGCCCGGCGGCACCGGCGGCCACGTCCCGTGGACGGACGAACAGGTGGCGCTCGCCGAGCAGTACGTGCGCCCGCATCTCGCCCGGGTCGTCACGCTCGCCGCCAACACCGGACAGCGCGGCTCCGATCTCGTCAAGATGCGCTGGACGGACATCGAGGAAGTGGAAGGCCGGCCCGGCATTCAGGTGAAGCAGGTCAAGACGGGGCTCGAGCTATGGGTGCCGTTCACGGCCGCGCTACAGACGGCGATTGCAGGCTGGAAGGAGGTGATGCCCGTTGCAGGATCAGAGACCAATCATACCACCAGATTTTCTGAGACAAGGCCTCTGAGTGCGACAGGGGCCGCACCTGTGCGTTTACCCACATTCATCCTCCTGAAAGAGGACGGCCACCCCTTCACCCGTCAGCAGCTCTCCGACCAATGGCTACGGGAGCGCAACACCAAGCCCGCCCTGGCGCCGCTCAAGGAGGCGGGTCTCGTCATGCACGGACTGCGCGGCACCGCCGTGGTGCGATTGCGCCGGGCCGGGGCGACCATCCCGCAGATCGGCGACATGGTGGGCATGTCGGCGGTGATGGTCACGCGGTATTGCCGGTATTCGATCCAGCGGGAGAATGCGCTGGCGGCGGTTCATGTGCTGGACCGGACGGCGATGGAGAAGGCGGCGGAATTGAGGAAGAAGAAATGAGCGGCGGCGGATGGGAAGGATCATGGTTATGGAAGTCATTTTTGTGATGTGGACCACAATGGCTATGTTTTCGTGCAGCCAGGGAATATGCACACACGCGGTTGGTCCTATTTTCTCATCACGCCATGCCTGCGAAACAGCACAGACAGCATTAGTTTGGACTGGCCCCGTTGAAAATCGCTATTGCGCTCCTGCTCTACCCCTCCCCGCTCGTGTCTGCCACGATCCGTTTTCATGCGAGCCAGGCAATTTGTACTGCCCTCGATCCGATTGATGAGCGGGAGCGCTTCAAGCGAACCTTTAAGGAACGGAAATAGCTGCGAGTCTCCCAAAACGCCTACCTAAACCATTGGAAATTCAATGAACCGACGTATTGGAAATGTACATCGTGCATCGTTTAACTACTTGAATACTATTAGGAAATAGAGAAGTGGCGAAAAAGCAACTACCCAGATTGGCGCAAAAAAGCTCAGATCGACACAAGTCAGATCGGAAAGAATTCTGGGCCTATTGCCGCCGCGCGGCCGGCCAAGCGCGCGTTCGATCGATCGCGAAGGGGATGCCATGCGAGATCGACGCCCACGCGATTGACCGCCTATTGGTGGATCAGGAATGGCGCTGCGCCATCAGCCACGTCCCACTAAAAGCTCCCGGCAACCCGTCAGCAGTCCAGCGCGAGGCGTTCGCCCCCAGCATTGATCGTATCGTTCCCGCCCTGGGCTACGTTCCTGGCAATGTGCGAGTGGTGTGCAACATCGTCAACGCGGCAATGAGCGAGTGGGGCCTCGACAGTTTGATGACGCTCGTCGATCTCATGGCGGCGAAGATAATAAACGAGGGCCGCGCCAGAAGACGAAAATACAAGTCGCCAAAGACTTGCGATTGGAGCGATTCCCCAGGATGGGTCAGATTCGCCCAGATCGGCATTGCCTTGAGGAGGAGCGCGACGTGAAGCTACACGGAAGCTGCGGCTCAGTCGACGTTGGTCCCGGCTATCGATTCACCGATAGCGACGGAATGCAATGGGAGATCGTGCGAGAGACGGACAGCGGCATATACAGCCCCGTGGGCGTTGGCGGGACGAACATCGTGGAGTGTCGGCACATCGGAGGCGAGGCCACCAACATTTGGAAGCGCTACCTCAAAGGCGATTTAGGCGAATGGTGCGGCGATAGTCTCGCATGCGCGATAATTGGCCACCAAAGTAGAGCGCTGCGGAGGCAGGGGAGCGGGGCATGAGCGAGAGCGAGATAGAATTTATCTGCCGTGGCTGCGGCAAAGATATCAAAATGCCGGGAAAGGGTAGTGCCTCAGTTTGAAATCGGCGCTTCATGGTCGCCCCTTGCGGGGGTCACAGACAATCGCCATGCTGTGACGATGGCCCCACGTCATCCCAAGCGCCCGACAGACACCAATCAGCTCGGCAAGCTGATCGTCGATTTATCGACTGGGGGAACGTCCGAAGAGGTCCCGCCTGAGGACAGCGCCGCCGTTGCGTTCGCGCGGGAAGGCGGCATGAAGGGCGGCAAGGCGCGCGCGGAAGCGTTGACGCCAGAACGTAGGCATGAAATAGCTCGGCTGGCGGCAGAACGGCGATGGGGACGGAAATTCTCGTAGGAACCAAAGACCGTACTGGGAGTATCTCAATGACGACGCCCCACAACGAACAGAAGTCGCGCGAACGGCTGCCAAACGCAGACGAGCGAAGCCCTCTGTGCCCGCCCGGGGAGCGGGAACCGACGACGTATCTCGAACTGTTCCGCCGAGCACTGAGCAAGAACCTGGGCGGAAGTCGGCTGCGTGAGGATCGTAGGAATTTTCATAATGAAAAACGTGCTTGACACCCAAGCATAGTTTTCATTATAAATGGGGGCATGAACAAGCTCCCTGCGGAAAAGCGCGCTGCGTTTTCGACGCTTTGCGTGTGTGGCCGAGGCGCATCGCGGCACACTACTTCGGGAGAGTAGCAATGGGAATAAAATCGGAGACATTTCGTGGCGTGGTCCTGTCCGGCAAGCGGGACATAGAAAAGTTCGAACGCCAGATTCAAAGGACAAAACCGACGCTGGCTGCGGTCGCTACGGTTGCGCGCGGCGGAAAACTTGTTGCCGAGTTTCAATCGAAGGGTTATGCAACTTTCATTGCAAAGGGGCCGACAAAATCGGAGTAAGTCTTGGCGGGGGAAACCGGGGAATTTATCGTTCGTCCCATCCAAGAGGATGATCGACTAAACAAATTTGAAGTCGCGCGAGAAGACGACGCGCTTCGCGCCTTTCTCAAAAAGGCCGCTGTGAAGTTCGCGTCCAGCAACATTGCCAAAACCTACGTTGCCCTTGAAAAGGACAAACCCGAAAGGCGGGCGCGATCGTACATAAGCATTTTGCTTAGCGAGATACGAAAGGACTATGCGGCCACGGAGGATTGCCCCGAGGCAAACAAGTATAACTTTCCTGCGGTAAAGATTGCTCGCCTTGCTACCGACAAAAATTTCGAAGGAAGAGGACTCGGCAGCGATCTTATCGCCCTGGTGGCTGGGCTCGCGCGGGCGCATGTCATGCCATACGCAGGTTGTCGATTCCTGATCCTGGACGCCAATCGAGCAAAAATTGAATTTTACAAAAAGCGCGGATTTGTCTTGGTCTCCAACGAAGAAAATCTTAGGCCCGACAATCAAAACCCGGTCATGTTCATGGACCTTCACAAGATCGTCGGCGCATAAATTTCAAACTGAGGCACTACCGATGTGCCGCAGAACTTGACCGCTTGCGCGCCACCTGCCATCGTGACGCCGAGGAGATCGAGCGGCTGCGGCCGGTCGTGGTGGAACTAGATCGTCTCCTCAGTCTCTGTTCAAGCGGTACAGTGGATCGGGTAAGGCTACGAGATGCAGCCCGCGCCGCCCTCGCTCCCCGTCCACCAGACTGACTCCAAAGGAGAAAAAACATGACCCAACACATCAAAGAGTGGAAGATAGAGGAACGGTCCCTCTCTCAGTATGAGGACGGCTGCGGCTGCGTTTGTGGCGTCTCCGTCAACTTGAAAGGAGAATCAAGTGACACTACAAGTACTGATGATCTCAATCCAACTTTTTGCGATCTCCTTTCAGCTTTGGGCCATATCTGCGATAATGCGGGAACGTATGGCGCCGCCTGCTGCATCTGAGTCGCCTAAGAATCACTCCGCCATGGTGAATCCGGCTTCCTGAGTCTCCTTCATTGGGAGCCACTTTTGAAGCCAATTCGACCATCGTCTGATATCTTTGCGTAAAACTATATGTCTGCCTGGAGGAGCCACCGGGGCGACCCACGGCGTGTGGAACCGGTGCACTTCTCCAGGTGAGCCGTTCTCGACGATGTGAGAGATCGGGAACACCCAGACATCGATCCCGTTTTCATCTACGAACCTTCTATTCAGTTCTCCACTGCATTCGCGCAAGGTCTTTGCCGTCCATACCGCGAAAAACTTTTCTCCCGGCTTCACGACGTTCGGTTCCATGTGGAAGTCGGAGGTCTCGACGCACGGATCACCCTTGAGCATATAATAGACAACCCCAAACACGATCCCTCCGATTAGAAATGAAATGAGAAACGGCCTCTGACGCATCACTGGCCCCTTATCCATTCGACCAGCTTGGAAAAGCCCTGCCCTATCGCTGCGACGGCCGGCGCCGCCAACAGGAACATTCCGAGCAATTTGAGCAGCCACTTGGTTCTGCGGTGCGCCTCCAACATATCCTTGATCTGTGGCAGCAGCTCTCTGACCTCGGAAACCTCGTGCGGCCTCAATTCATCACGGAGCGCCCGCCGATTGACTTCATCGATGATCGCCCTCAGGTCCTGCGCGTCTTCATTTTTGGTCACTTCCCGGCTCTTGAGTTTGGCGCTCTTGTTTTTCTCTCGGCGTTTCTAGTGTCCGATGAATCTTGATCCGATGATGACACCCAAGGTGATGATGGCCCACACGGCACTGATCGCCCATATGCGACCTTGGATGTTGGATGCACCAGTCTCCAGCTTGCCGATACGTTCTTCCTGCTGACGCTGCGTCAGCATGAATTCACGTCTGAGCGCATCGACTGTTGCTTGACCCTCCTTGATCGTCCACATGAGGCCGGACAGATCGGACAGTGACTTGCGAAATTCATTCTGGGCTTCGTTGCGGAGCTGCTGGGCGCCTTCGGCCTTGTCCACCGCCTTCTCGGCTGCGATGAGGGCGGCATTGACTGCCTTCTCGGCAGCGGCCAGAGCGGCCGTGACGCCAGTCTGCTGTGCCTCATAGCGCTCGCGGAGCTGAAGCGACAAGTCGGCAAAACGCTGATTGATGAACTTTTCGAAGGTCGTGAAATTCCAGCTCTCGGTCAGCACTCCAGATGGCGCAGGCGTCGGCATTTGCCACACGCCGCGCTGATCGCGCACAAAGGCGATTGCCTGATGCAGATCGGCGACGGCGCTCTTGAGTTCTTTTATGCCGTCGGAGGACTCGGCCATCTCAGCCCTTTATGCGCGGCTCATAAAAAAATGGCTCCCAGCCATCACGGGGAGCCGGGAAAATCCGCTTTTTGTGGTCGAATCGAAAGGGCCACGACTGCCCATCGCCCTCCTTGATCAGAGCGTCCATTTCAGATTCACTCACTTCGACCATTTGGTAAGTCGAGAGACCGATGTGGATGAACCCCTTCATTCATGGTCGCGCCGTTTTCATGTTCCGCCGACGAGCCAGATGACGAACAGAATCGCGGCTACGGCTGCGAGCGTGATCACAATGCGCTGGATCGTGTCGCGGAACGGATCGTGGCGGCGCCTCACATCGACACCATAAACGGAGAGCCCCGCATTGCCATTGCGAGGCCCTCTCTAAACTCAAACTTTGCAAAATCTGATTTCATGCAGGATTGGAAGCTTTTTGGGGCTACTTCATGGCGACCTCCTGAGTTGCTCGTGGCAACCGAGCGGGGAATAGTTCGACCGTCACAGTAAATCATAAACGCCCCTTAAGTCTAGAGCTGCCCCATCATCGGTGCGGCTGCAGAGTTGGCAAATGGATACCGCCGCCAAAGATGCAACCGAACAGAGCGAACAGGAAGTAGACCCCTGCGCACGCGATCACGATCCATAGGATGATCATGAGGACTTGGCCGATCGGCGCAGGGAACGCAAAGAATGAAATAAACCACGGGATCACGATCCTAATGATCATGATGCCGCCGATCAGGACGATCAGATAAACCCAGAAGTCAGGACTCGTAAAGCATTGCATGTTTCATCTCCTTGTTGTAAGTACAAGCCATATACAGGGGGAAACTATGGATACAGTTCGCACATGCTATAAATGCAAGCTCACAAAGATATTGAGCGAATTTGTCAATAGAAAAGACAAACCTCTTGGCAAGGATTACGTGTGTCACGCATGTAATAATAAGATTTTGTCCGATTGGAAACATTCTCATCCGGATAGGGTTAGAGAGATAAATCGGGACGGCATGTCGCGGTGGCGTAAAAAGAGTCCTGAAAAAGCCAAAGCAGCATCGTATCGCTGGCGAGAGAAACATCCTCGCCGCTATAGAGACCTTCGTATTAAAGGACGCTATGGCCTTGAAGTCGGGGCATATGATAAGATTCTAGGCGCGCAAGGGGGAGGATGCGCAATCTGTAAAAGATCGGAACCAGGAGGACACGGCGGATTCCATGTGGATCATTGCCATATCACTAACAAAGTTAGAGGTCTTCTATGTGCTGCATGCAACCTGTCGATCGGAAAATTCAAACACGACCCCGCCATCCTTCAAGCAGCGATAGATTATCTAACTCGAAATCCGGACTGGTGAAGCAGGCCATTGTCGTTTTCCTTTGGTAAGGCAGCCCCGGCTGCCAGGGAGGAAGACCGGGGCCGCTACGCTCTGACGGTGCGCACGGGCAGTGGGGATCGGTTGGCTTCCGTCAGGGCGTGTTTCATGGAACCGCAGAGACCAGCTCGATCGAGGTCAGAGCTTGCGGCTCCTCGGTAATCGTGAACGATATCGAGGCACTGAAATCCTTTCCTCCTGATTTCAGGGCGACCGATACTACGTCAGTTCCGACCGCCTTGGCATCAAGCGTCGCCGTCATCGCGTCGGGTGCGACGATGAGAGTCGCATCACCGGCCGGATTGGGCGCGTCCGTCCAAGTTGGAGGCGCATCTACGGCAGGGGCAGCCAGCATCGGATTTCCGTGTTGATCAAGAAACCGAATGCTGATCTCGGTTCCGTGTCCGACATTCAAGGTAGCCATGATCTCGATCCTTCTATTTGCCAGGCCGAAGCCTCTAAGTTGGCCATTCAGATAGACAAGCATGAAAGTGGGGTTGGCCTGGCCCCACTTAAGAAACCATTCGAGAATTTCCAGCAGCTCCTTGGCAGGCAGAGTCATCTAACTCCTCGAAACGCATTCTTGCGCTTCACGCCCATCTTGGGACGCTTGGCATTGTTGTAGGCGAGACGACAGGACCCGCTGCAGTATTTGGCGCGAGACATGATTCGTCTCTCGACGGGGGCTCCGCAGTTAAGGCATCGTTTCATCGTCCCGCCCTTCCAGCGAGGCGCGGCGACGTTTCTGTTCCACCTCCCACGCCCGGGCGCTGTTTCTCTCGCGCTCCTTCTCCAGGTAGTCCAAGTGCGATTGGATCGTTGCGACGAAGTAGGCTGCGATGCGTTTCACGGCGCTGGCCTTCTGATTGCTGAGACCGAAGATTTTGGAATTGCCATCACATTAATGGCGTCAGACTGATTTCCGCCGCGGCACATATAGTTTACCCCGCTCGTGCTCTCATAAAGCGTGACATGGTGCCCGCCGGATGACCACTGGACGCAGATGATGTCGCCCGGCTTGGGCTCACTCACAGCGACGCCGAACTGCCGCCATGAGTCGGCCCACAGGAATTTATCGGTGTCGGTCGCGCCGAATTGCGGACGTATGCCAGCACTCGCCATGCAGTAGGCGACGGTCAGACCACACCACGCGATCGAGTCGTGCGTGTAACGGGCGCAGTAGGCCGACATCTCCGGGTATTTCTTGGCGATGAAAGCGGCGAACCCTAGAATGACCGGGTTGTCGTGCCCCTCATGCGTGCCGGTGACCGTTCGCATAGCAGCGAGCCACGGGGGAACACCGTCTGCCGGCGCAATGACGGGAGGCTTTGGCTGCGGCGCCTGGGAAGCCAGCGCAAGAGCTTCCTTGCGGACATCCACAACGCGACTCGTCCAACCCTTGCCGAACCTGCCCCATGTCGAAAAACCTTGCAGGAATGCAAGACGGCGGTCGCAGAACTGACCGACGAGGCTGACCGGATCGACCTTCGCCGTCGCCGCTATCGTGTCCGGGCCGACTTCGCCATCTTGGTCCGTGCCAACGAGCACTTGCAGGAATTTCGCCGAGCGGCTGACCCCTGAATTGACGCCGAAGTCGAAGACCGCGAGGTCGACGCCTGGCGGGAGGCTGTCACACCAGAGTGCGTTCCAGTATTGCTCTTTGTAGATCGCAAGGACTTGATCTTGGGGCGCTTCCCAAACGTCGGCCGGGAGACCGGGATGGGAATTTCGCCACGTATCCCATTCACGCTGAAGGATTCCCCGAGAAGTTCGCCCTCCGGGGTCTTGGGGGTCGTCGTCGTTGCCGCCTTCGTATTTGAGGACAAGGGCGACACATCGGTCAAAGTCGCTTCCGGCGGGCGGGACCGGGGTAACGGGGGGGATAATGACTGGGGGCTTGACGGGAGGAACATCAACAGGCCCAGGCTTAACGGGGGGAGTGCCAGGAGGCCCCACAGAGACGGGTGGAATCTGCGCGCGGTCACGGGCATAGATCAGATACCATTGCACCAGCCCCATGACAAAGATCGTCGCCAAGTAGGCGATCAGAGGCACCGTCATAGTTTCAATGTTCACGGGAACGTCTTCCCCGATGCGGGCTCAGCCTGCGGCCTGAGGTTCGAGACCAGAGCGGCGAAGTCGGCCACCGGATTTCCCGTCAAGTGCAGCAGCGCTGCTGCTCCGATCTGACCCGTGGCCTGTTGGACCGCCGTGTCTGGATGCACGCCGGCCGCGATCTTCGCCGTGATGTCGGCGAGGATTTTCTGGATCAGCGCCTGGAATGCCTGGCTCTGCAAGAGCTGCGCGAGAAGCGGCTGGATGGCTGACCAAACGACTTGGAAGTTCATGTTATTTCCTCATGCTGGGTGGGACGTAGGTCGGCGCAGCCACGACAACCGATGGAATAGTCGGATCGGAGGCGAGTCGCTGGAGATCGGGCGCCGCGGACGACGTGATCTCGATCGGCTTCACGCCGGGAATGACCCCGGCCGTCTGCACGACCTTGCTGTCGCTGTGGATGAACAATCCCCAAAGAAGCGGGACGAGCGTCGCTGCGGCACCAGCAATCGTGGTCGCCGTGCTCGAATTTATCAGCCCGTTCGTGGCCGCAGCGGAGCCGATCAGGCCAACTCCTGTGGTGATCCACGAAATCCATGTGTTTTGGTTCATTTCGGTTTGTCTCCTTTCTCTCAGGCCGCTTTTTCGGCCGGAAGATCACGTGGCTGAAACGTTTGCGGCCCCGGCAGCGCTATGATTTCGGTGGTCCGTCCGAACGCATTCTCGATGATCACCTTGTCGCAGACGGGCGGCCAGCCGTCGCCGCGTTTCAGGTCGGGATCAACGACATCAAGCCGGAAGTCGTCGCGCGCATCTTTCATATGGATGGTGATTTCCGCGCCGCCATCATCGCGCAAAATGGTGAAGCTCTCTGCGGCGTGTATGGTAAAGCGCGACCCGCGATAGGCTTTTACTGTGAACATGCTGCTGCTTCCTTCTGACGATTTGCCCAGTGCCGCCGGGCGCGGATCAGAGGATCGAAACGATCCAAGCGGATGAGCATAGCTATCGCTACCAGGAACAGGAGCGCGAACGGCGCGCCGATGGCGAGGACGGCCGGGATGCCGTTCTGCGGGGCGAGCCCCATCACGCACCCGATGGCCAGAAGTAGCAAAGCACCTTGTCGTTGTGATCGATGAACAGCACCCCATGTCCCGTTGGGTTCGGTGGCGCCCATCTAATCTGATCGTCGGTGACGTAGAATCGATGCTGGTCCGGGAGGTCTCTCCGGCAACTGTGAACCAGTTCTCCAGCGCCGTCGTCCTCGGAGTAGTCGAGGGAGTCCCAGCAGACGGGATCTCCGTCATCGGTGACGATCACCCAGACTCCGCCGTCGCGCGTGTTCTCGAAGAGGTCGGCCTCGAAGCCGTCGGCCAGCGAGCAGCACTTCTGGACCGGGGCCTCGTTGAACCATTTCTGCATCTGCGGGTCGTCGGACCAGCCAGCGGCGTTCGCTGGTCCGGCGAGCAGCAGCAGCGCAAGCAATGCTTTTCTCATTGAGGCTGGGCCTCCGGGTGGGCTTCGGTCTTAGGCAGCTTTGCCTCAGCCTCGGCGAGCTTCTTCTTCAGGCTGGCGATCTCCGCCAAGAACTGCGTCGCATAGGCCTGCGCCTGTTCGCTGTCGGAGAGGAAGCGGAAGCGCTGGGCTTGGCAGACGCCGAGCTGGACGGCAGGGTCGAGTGGAGGAAGTTGCTGGGCCAGGGCTGGGGTGCCAAAGCCACACAGCGTAAGGATGATCCACTTTTTCATTGCCATGTCACCAATGCTGCAGCAGCGGGAGTTTTGGGCTGCTTCCATGCGCCGCCTAAATACATCCAGAGCTGACTGTTTGTCGTGTCTACGTAGATCGGCACGTAACCGGAACGCGCTGTCGGCACCCCCGTCGGCGTACCAGCTCCAGACGAGACATACATAAATCCGTCCGTGGCATTGGTGGCGATTGAGCCAAGCCCGACGGCGACGGTTCCAGTGTTCGTGCTGCCTTGGACGACGCCTCCGATATTCAACGAATTGGCGGTCCCGGCCGCAGCGGTGTCGATATTATAACCAATGATGATATTGGCGCTGCCGGTCGTTAAAGAGGCGCAAGTGCTGCCCCCGATGCAGACGTTCTGATTTGCGCTGGTAACCGCTGGGGCCGCGTTATAGCCAATGGCCACGTTGGTCGATCCGTCGTGAATCGCCATGAGCGCCTGAAATCCGACGGCGACATTATTATTACCGTTGTGGAGCGAATTTCCCGGCATGACGAACGCGGTGCCGAGACTCGAAGCGCCAACCGATGTATTTCCAGATCCGGTATTTGGCACGCTGCCATTCGCAGGCTCGGCGCCGTCGTCGCCATATTGAGACTGGAACCCAACCGCGGTGTTGTTCGATCCGCCTGTATTGTAGACCCCGGAGACGCTGCCTACCGAAGTGTTGCCAGTACCGAGACCATTGAAAAGGCCGCCCTCGAATCCGAGGCCAGTATTATTGCTTGCGGTCGTCTGGCCGTTCAAGGCCGACTGCCCCAGCGCCACGTTTCGGTTTCCTGAAATATGCAACTGCATAGCCTGAAAACCGAGCGCCATGTTCTGGGATGCGGTCGTGTTGGAATTAAGCGCCTGGAAACCCATCGCAATGTTCGAGCCACCGGTCGTATTGGCCGTCATCACGTTCGAGCCGATCGCGACGTTCTGCGTGCCGGTAGTATTCGCTGCTAGCGTTTCGAACCCTAAGCCGATGTTGTCCGTACCGGTTGTATTGGCACCCAGATTAAAGAAACCCAGCGCAGTGTTGTTGCCGCCGGTCGTGTTGGCGGCGAGGTTGGAGCCTCCAAGAGACGTGTTGAAATTTCCCGTGGTGTTGTGCGAAAGACCACTCAATCCTACGGCGGTATTCTGGGTTCCGGTTGTATTGGCCGCCAGCGCCAAAGACCCTATTGCGACGTTATTGCTGGCGGTCATGTTGGCGGCCAGGGCATTCGAGCCAATGGCCACGTTGTCGCTGCCGGTCGTGTTGACCGCAAGGCTGGAGGTCCCTACGGCGACATTCGTCCCGCCTGTTGTATTGGCCTGCAGCGCCTCGAACCCGACGGCGGTGTTGGATGCCCCGGTTGTGTTTGCGCCCAGGGCATTGAAGCCGATGCCTGTGTTCTGGCTGGCCGTGGTATTCGCGTTAAGGGCTGAGGCGCCGATTCCGGTGTTGAACGATCCAGTCGTGTTGGTGGCGAGGGCGCCAAAGCCAAATCCAGCGTTCTTCGAGCCTTCGCTGTTGCTGGCAAGGGCATCCCACCCAAAGGCACTGTTGCTCGCTCCGGAGGTCGTGCCTTTGAGAGCCTGGAAACCGACGGCTGTGTTCTGAATAGCACCTGTTGTGAGGACGCCTGAAAGAGAAAGGTATCCTAGAGCGGTGTTGTTATAGAACGCCGCCACGGTCTGAGAAACGAGCGAGTTCTTACCTATCCCTATACTGGCGCCGCTTGCGGTGGAATCGATCGGGGTCGTGATGAGACCGCCCCCGGTCGCAGCCTGAACAAATGCCGTAGATGCCGCTTGGTTATTGTTTGTTCCTAGTGGCGCAGTTGGAACGATACAGTTTGGGTTAGCTGGGCCGCATCCCTGAGCAATAGCTAAGGAGGATTGCAGAAGGACGGCAACGGCCACAAGAAAACGTCTCATTGAATTCTTCCTGATCAAGGCAGCACCGCGGCTCCGCCGTAGTTTGTGAAAGAGTTGGATGACAACACCACACCACCATGCGCGATCGGATGGCAGCGCACGGTGTCTCCCACCTGCGGGGACATCGACATCGCGATAACCCCGCCGCCATTGCCAGCATCGATGATGCCGCTGATCGTCCCGATCTGCTCCAAGGTCTGACCAGACTTGATCAGGCTGATCTGTCCGCCCGGTTTGATGCAGTGGGTGAAGTTCCTGTTTGCTGCGACGGTCAAGTCTGGCATCGAGATTTGGCTTGAGCCTGGCACGACCGTCGTTCCGTCCACAGGAAGATCGAGATTGAGCGAGGCGCCGATCGGAATGGACGTGCCGCCGCCTCCATTGAATATCGAGTTCGCTATCGACAGCAGGTCGGTCGGAAAACTGATGTTGAGATTTATCGTCGGAGGATAGTTCACCGAGACATTCGGCGCATTGAATGTCACGCCGGAATAGAAGGCCTGTCGGGGCGCGCAGATCGCCATCTGCATGCTGCCGCCGGTATAGCGCAGCGTGTCGACGCCGGAGCACTCGTTGAGGCCGTTGTCGATCGTCGTGTCCGTGAAGTCGACCTCGGTGAGAAGCTTGTCGACCTCGGATGCGAAGAAATGCGAGCCGGATACGATGACCAGCGGCGATTGAGAAGGAACGAACTCGCTCACGGTAACGTTCTTCAGCGTCGCCTGCGCAGTTCCCTGAACCAGCAGGAATTGGTGTGACTTGAATAGTGGATCGTTTGGCCCCGGACCGTCTGTCGATCGTCGAGCATTCGGATTGTCCAGCATCGTGACGTTCTCTATGTAGATGGATTCGGAGAACGGCACCGGAGAGAATCCGTCGATCGGATAGATGCGAGCCGCGCCGGCGAGGATGGGTGGTTGCGCGGACGCTTCCGGGAACGTGTCGCTGTGCGCATGCGCCAGCGGTCGGTCGAGAGTGATCACGGCGCCATTGACAGACGCAATCTTGGCGTAATCGAAATAGCGCGCGTTGGGCGGGTATCCCCCTTCGATCTGCTGATTGTAGGAGTAAACGACTGCCCATTTCCCCGGCACGAAGCTGGCCGCGTTGGTGGCATCCTTGAGCGTGACAGAGGTCGCGCCGACCGCCGCCGCCTGAATGAAAATGTTGATCGTCGGTATATGCAGCGGCGCGTCGATCGCCTCGGTCTCGAACAAGCTGCGATTGATGATGAGCGGATACGCGGCGGCGGAACCTGACGTGGCAAAGGATGCCATGTTCTGTAGGCTGGCCCCGTTGCCGAGAACCTTCAGATTGCGAATGCCCCACGTCCACCGATTGCTGGTGTACATGTAGCAGGCGCCAGCCCGCAGGTTGATCGTCAGCGGAGACGTGTTTGTTGCCTGCGTTGAGATCAGGCTGTTGCGCATAGCCAGAAGCGCCGACGTATCGTCCGCTATGCAATTGCCGGCAGCGCCGAATTGCTCTGGAGTGACGACGGTTGGCGCCGAAGCGCCGTCACTCATTTTCCCGCGAGAGTCCAGTTCGATCCATTGTACCAGACGAGCAGCTTGAGGGCGCCCCCGCCTCCGGTCACATTCGTCCCGAATGTGGTGCAGGTGGTATCGGCGCAATTGGCTGCGAGTCCATCGGTCAGGTAAGTGACCGTTCCGGCCGTTGCCGTCGGCAATGAGGCGAAAGCAACGCCCGTCGAGAGATGCCCGAGGCCGCCCACCACGCCGTTGAAAGACGCCAGATTGTTGGCTGCGGTAGAGAGATTGAAATTTTGCGTGTTGCCGTTGTTCTGGAACTGCACAACCCCACTGGAGGAACTTGTCAGTTTGGTCCCATTACCCCAGATATAGGTTCCACCGTTAGGAATCTGGATGCTTCCATTGGCTCCGCCTAAAAGAATGGAAGATTGTACGGTAAAGACACCACCAACTGTAACTGCTCCAGACGCGCCAGCGGTCTTCGTCAGTCCGGCATCGCAGCCGGGCACGCCGTTGTTGTTGAACAGCACCCCCGTCGTCGATGTGCACCCTGAGATAACCGTAGAGCCGATGACGAGGGAGGAAGAGCCACCCATGGTCTGGGCATTGGCGGCGCCACACAGCAGGACCGCAAGGAAATAGAGAAACCAGCGCATGGCGGGCCTACTGAATCTTGTAGAAGACGACATTGACGGTCGCCGTGCCGCTCTGTGAGATCACCACGACGTTCGAGAGCGGATTGACCGTGGCGTAGTAGGGCACGTTCGTTGCGACGGGGATTCCGACCGATGTCGTCGGGTTGGTCCCGTCATCCCGGATGCGGATGGCGTTCGATTCCGGAACGATGAAGGCGTAGAACGCGCCAGCGGGAATGCCGCCGCTGCAAGTCGAGATCGAGACCGCGGTCGTTACCGAGAGTTGGCAATATCCGAGGCTGATGAGCGGGGACTGAAACGTCCAGGCCTTCATGGGAAGGGATTGCGCGAATGCCGCGCAGGTCATCCATAGCGCAGCGCCAATCGCGCCCGCGGCAGCGAGCCACTTTCGCATTTTCATGACTCCGTATTGGTCAGAGGAGTTCGAGGACCGTGAGCGATCCGGTTCCACCAGACGCGATGCCATTCCATCCGCAGTTATAGGAAATATTCGTATTGGGATCGGAGACGAACGGCACTTGCCCCCCAGGCAGAACAATGACGCCCTGGCCTGCAACGGCCGTCAGGTTCGAGGGGACGACGTAGAAGGTGATGTTCGTGGTCGGATTGACGAAGACGATCCCGCGCCGGTTCTGGTTTGCCCCGATGACCGCGACCGAGGCCGCGCCCACGCTCACGACGGAGGCAACGGGAGACGTGATCGGCACATTTATCCGCAACTGTGCGGTGGGGAGGGGTGCGTTGTAGGCGGTCATCACGTCACCCCATGATTTCTGAGAGCTCGACGGTCGAACCGCTGTTGGCGCTCGGATAAGTCAGCGTCGCGCCACCAGCAATCTTGCCCTGGAAATTGTAGGTGACCGCTGTAGTCACGCCAGGCGCATCCCAGGCGAGAATCGATGCGGGCACCGTCTGGCTCGCGCTGGTGCTGATGGGGTTTCCGATCAGCGTGCTCGACCTTGCGAATTGCAGGAATGCCAGCGCCGCTCCATTGGTCACGCTCCCATGAGAGAGCAGGCGGATGAGGTTGGGTGCAGACGTTGGCGTGATGGCACAGGTTTGACCACTAGAGAGGTCCGCAAACGTCGCGCTTGTGGTGGTGCCAGAGCTGGTGGTCGAACAGATCGGCGCGACCTGGACCACATCCCCAGGCTTGCGACATTGATTCGGAGACAGGCAGGACTGCAATGTCGTTGGCGCGCTCGCCCAGGTGCCGGCGGTAGCAAGTCCGGAGCCGTAATCGGCATAGCCGACGATGCGAATGGCGTCATTGCTGACAGCGGAGGCGGTATAGAGCGTCCCCGCAGATGTTGCCCCAGCGGTGATGCCGGTGCCGGCTTTCTGGATCGTCTCCCAGCCGGCGCAAGGATAGATAGCGCCCGTTGAAATCGAGCACGTCGCGACACCGAGAACAGGCGTCCCGGAATTGTAGGCGACGAATATCCAGACACGGAACGGGACGTTGCTCGAGGAGGTCCCGAGGCTCGCCCCGGACGGGATGGTGATGGAGAGCCCGCCGGCCGGGATTGCCCATTTACTCGCACCGGAGGTCAGCGTGGTGTCGCGGAACGACAGTTCGGGCGCATTGAGGACGATAGTGAGGGCGCTTGCACTTGCACTCGCCGACAACGACCCCTGCGAGGAATTGCAATCAAGCCACCACGTCCCGGTCGCGGAAGCGTTGGTGTAGACCCGGCACGTCGTCCCCTGCGGGATCGCGATACCGGTTCCAGATGCGACACCCTGGAAGTTGTCGGCCGCATCGGGTGTGACCGTGGCGACGCCGGCGAGGGCCTGCACCCAGAAGCCGAAGCCGTTGAAATAGGTGCTCGACGCCTTGCCCAGGGTATAGGTCAGGGGACCCGAGGCAATCCGCTGGGTGAGATGGAAATTACAGGTGACGGACTGGTTGGTGGAGTCCTGTGCCGTAGCCAGGACGACCCGGGCATTGCCGGAGCCGTCGTCCCCCAGCGATGGGCCCCCACAGGATCCTGAATTGATGTTCTCCACCGCCATGGAGCCGAGGCCGAAGGCGGTGCGGCCGGCGGAGAGCGAGGCAGCCCCGACCACGGGGGTCATCGCAGAGGAGATGACGCCAATCGGCGCCGTGGTGCACGCGATGAGACTGTTGCCGGTGGAGTCGAAGCATACCCCCTGCCCTGCCGCGGCTGCGGCTGCAGGAAGCGGATCCGGCGGCGTCGAATTGGTGATGTTGGCGACGATCGCCCGCGATGAGCGCTCGTTGATCTGCTGGCCCTGCATGACCCCGGTGTCGAGGCCAGTTTCGGCCCCCTTGCCGAGGATCGCGATCGAGGCCTGGTTCTGGAGGGTGATTGCCTGGGTGAGGGGCAGCGTGCGGTAGATGGTGAGCGTCGACCCGGCGGGGATCGGTGTTCCCGAGGGATTGTAGGTGACGGTGCCACCGAGGCCCCACAGCGCGCCCTGGACGGGGGCGTTGAGCGATATCTGGTATTGAGTGGCGCCGGAACCTTGCGTCAGGACGGTCTCGTTGCCCGAGGAATCCGTGAGGATGACGGTGATATAGTTCGCCGCCACCCCGATGAAGTTGAAGGTGAAAGCGGTTTGCGAGCCGTTGCCGAGCGCGATAGTCTTGTTCGTGCTGCTGTTGACGGTCGAGTCCGCCGGCGTCGCCAGAACGAGCGCGACAACAGCAAGCAGCGTGCAGAGGAATCTGCGCATTGAGGCCTCTTTTCAGTGAAATCGATCAGTGCGCGGGCGCGAGGCCCTTCTTGACCTTCTTCGCCTCGACGGCTTTGCGCTGGATGTCGTTCTCGCTGCCGTAGGCGTTCATCATCACGGTCTTCGCGGCCTGTTCGCGGGCCATGGTGATGAGTTTGTGCATGTGATCGGCGCGGGCGGCGGGAGCCATCTCATTGACGCCCGGCGTCTTCACGAAGTTGTCCAGCAGCATCTTGGCGGTGCGTCCGGCGATGCGCGCGAAGTCGTCGTGCTGCTGGTCGGTGAGTTCAACTCCGCGAATCTTGCGCGGGAACGGCGCCGACTTGAAGTGCAATTCGTCCATCATCCTCGCCACGGGATCGTTGGCGTAATTCTGCATCGCATTCGACGACGGGATCGGCTCGCCGAACTGATCGCGCCGCGGCATCAGGGATTGCGACCAGAACGGTATCTTGGCCTGTGCCTGCTTTTTGATTTCCTCGGAAAGCGAACTGGCGCGGGTCTCGCGCTGATAGGGATCGGCCAGCGGATTCGGAACGAAACCGAACAGTGTCGGCGTATGGGTCACTTGGCCCAATCCAATCGAAAACGGCACCCAGTTCGTGACCATGTTGGCGACGTAGTTGTCGCCGTACTCCTCATGATGAAACACGGCGTCGATCATGTCCTTGACACCGCGCAGCCAGGTGTCGTCGAGCACCGATTTTTCGAACGCGGAAATCCAGGAGGCGACGAGATTATGCTCCTTCTCGTTGCCCGGATCCGGAAATCCGTGCGTCGATTCGACGGCATTGGCAGCAATCGCCATCTGCATGCCGAGCATGCCGAGGCCTCGGTATGGAATCGTGACGTTGCCGATGGTGATGCTGTACGGGTTGTGCGTCAGGCGCCAGGCGCGCTGCTGCTGCGGATCGCTCGGGCCGGCGCCGGTCACGAGGCCTTCGGCGGCCATCTCTCCGACCATCCCCATCAACGCCGTGCTGGCGACAATGCTGGCCATCTGGGTATTGCGCGCCTCGACGCCGTTCTTGCCGGATATATTGTCCCGCACCTTCTGCATGAAGAGGCCGGCTGGCGTGTTCTCGATCGCCGATGATGCGATCTGGGTGTCGATCTTGGTGAACGGCAGGATCAGCTTGGTGACGATATTATGGTTGGCGAACCGGCCGATCTTGGATTCGAGGCTCGCGTAGTCCGCGGGCGCCATGTAGAGGTCTTTGCGTGCCACCTTTACGGCAGCGTCCATCATCTCCGGCGTCGGCCGGTTGCCGAGATCGGCGACCCGGTTGACGAAATCGGTCCCACTCAGCCCCTCGCGCATCGCCTGCCGGTAGGCGAGTTTTGCGATTTCCTGTTCGTAGCGCACTGCGCTCGAAAACCCGTGAATGGCCCCGACTGCTTTTCCTGGATAGCCGATCACCTGGCCGATCTTGCCCGGGATGGGCGGAACGACGGGCTGGGACTCGAACAGGCTGGGCGGTTGCTCGCCGGGAAGATGCGGCGTGTTGCCGGTGCGCCAGCCCTCCCCGGCCGCCTTCCATCCCTCGCGCGACCCCTTGGCGAGCGCATAGATTTCCGCCCCAGCCTCTCCGAAGAAGATGCGACGCTCGTCCTGCAGTCGCGCCAGGGTAGCCGCAGTATCGATGCCGGCGGCAACCAGCGTCTTGGTAGGAGCCCACAGCGCCGTCAGGACATTGCCGACAAAGTACCTCGTATGCGTGACTGGCCCGGAGATCAGTGAGTTGACGTAGTAGTAAAGGACCGCCTGCTTGATCTTGCCGTTCGCCGTGTCGTGCACTAACTGCGAAATCTGCCGCGGCGATGTCAGGTTCGAGCCAAACCGCGCCATGTCCTGCAATTGAAACAGCGTCCGCCCGGTGTTGGCCTTGAGCCAGTCATTGAGCGTCGCCGCCACGTCGCTGCCGGGAATCTCCTCTCGAAAGGCCCTCAAAGCCCGACCGGCCTCCGCCGTCGCCTGGGACACCTTCCCCTGGATCATCTCGTGGCGGGCGATGGCTTCGGCGAGTTTAACGGTCGCGTCGATATCGCCGTCCTTGGCGGCGATCATCGCATCGCGGACGGTCGTGGCAGACTGGACGAGCAGCCTTCTGGCGGCCCGGATTTCCTCTACGTTGAACGCTTCCCCGATCTTCTTGCGATCGAGCCATGCCGGGTCCATGCCCAAAGCATCGGCAAGCTCGATGGTCTGGCCATCGGAGAGAACGCCGCGGCGCTCTTCGAGGAAGTCGTTATTGTTGCGTGCGGCGGTCCGGATGACCGCATCCACGTCTTCGGGCTGGTTGAGCTTGTCGAGCCGGATGTTGCCGGCTTTGTCGATCAGCGGGGTTCCGGGGTTTCGGAATCTGAGGTTTGCGCCGGCGGGGACTTCTCCTGCGCCCGCTGATGTTCCAGCGCCTTCACCCGCAGCTTGATTTCCGCCCGGCAGGACTGCTCCAGCTTGTGGATCAGGTCCACTTTCTCCGCCGACTGGCCGGGGCGCATTGCCATCACGATCAGGTTGCGGAGCTCCTGCCTCGCGCCGTCGAGTTTCATCTGCAACGTCTTTAAGTCTGGCATTCTCTTCATCTACCAGATTTGAGGCCGCTGCGCTATCTCGTTCGGCTTGGATATCTTCCGCCACGGGATGGGCGCGCTCGTGTGGAGTAGCTTCCGCGCGGGCCGCGTGCTCTTCGGCAAAGCCGGGGATGGTTTCCCGCTCCGGAGCGATCACTGTCCGTTCCGGCTCCGTGGCCAGCATCCGGTCGAATACGGCCCGGATGTCATCATTGATAGGCGACTTGAGCGCGAGAACGGTCTTGTAGATGCTGGTCAGCCACGCCTTGAACTGGGCGAAGACGCGGGCCAGGGCCTTCGAGGGCGCGACGCCTTCCATGAGGTAGGTCTCAAACCCGCGGGCGAACTTCTCATGGGCGGCGCGAGCCTTCTTGCCGCGTTCTCCCGGCCATCCGGTGTTGAGGTCTTCGTGGCTTTCGATGCCGAGCCAATCGCGGACGGTCTTGGCGTCGGCTTTCACGTCTTCGGGCGCGGCCTCATGGGCGGCGTCGCGCATCATCTGTTCGAGGAAATCGTGCCCCGATTCGTGCAGGAAGGTCGAGGCGTTGGCGTCCTTGGCGAGCTTGAGGAGTCCGGGCTTGCCTTCGCCGCGGGGGAGGAAAGAGCCGAGGGCGTGCTGGAAAAGCTCGCTCGGCTCCTCGCCCGCAAGATACGCCCCGCGCTCCGGCTCGCCCTGCTCCTCGAACCATTCATTGGCCTTCTTCGCGCCCGGAAACTTGCGCTTGTTCCCCGTGAGGTACTTTTCCTCGAAAGCCTTCTCGAATTCCGGTTGGCTGCCGAACTTGTAGTCCTCCGGGTTGATCTGCTTGGTGAAGTCGCGCGTCTTGTTCCATGCGCGCACTTCTTTCACCCAGGTTGCGTTTGGAACGTCGTTATAGTCGAGATCGGGGCCATGCTGGGTCCACTCGTTGCGCAGGACGGCTTCCTGCATGTCCTTTGTGGATACGATGCGCGGACCGTTGGCTTGGAACAACTCCCTCTGCTTCGCCTCATCCGAGAATAGCCCGATGTCCATCGGCTTCTGCGCAACACCCGGCTTCATCGGTTCGGCCGCACGCCGCTTCGCAAGATCGGATTCGCTGATGCGCTCGGTGCCGGGGAGGTTGGTCTGGCCTTCGCCTTCGCGTTCGGTGAATAGGTTGGGGCCGGGCGGGGCGGGGCGGCGCTGGAAAAACTCGCCCGACGCCATGAACGCCAGATCGTCCTTCGTCAGCAGTGAGCCGTCGGCCTGTTCGACGCCGGCCTCGGTCTGCGCTTCGTGCCACGCCTTTTCGAGGTCGGCGCGGTCCTCTTTCGACATGCTGCGGTATTGCTCGGCGGCCGAAACGAACTTGGGGGCTGAGGCGCCCTCGTTGCGGCGCGCGGCGGCGGCTTCCTTGCCTGCGGCCATGCGCTGCTGGAAATCATCGAGGGCGCGGGCCATCGTCGCCGGATTGGCGGCCCGCGCCACCTTGCGCCGTATCTCCATGGCGCGGATTTCCGCACCCTCGCGGCGGTACAGTTCCTCCGGCGTCCCGAGCGCGCCCTTCATGCGCTCGGCCCGGGCGATGTAGCGGGCGGCGGTCAATTGGGCGGCGGCGGCGGCTTCCTCGGGCGGGCGCCCGGCGCGGACAAGCTGGGCACCGACATCGTGCGCAATGGTGGCGCGCTGGTCTTCGATCGACTTGGAGGCTACCCCTTCCGCGGCACGTTCGGATGCAACTTGTGCCGCGCCAGGTTCAGCTTCTCTGGCTGGCGCGGCTTCTCCGGCCGGTGGTGCGGCTTCGGCCGGTGCCGTCCCGGCCACTTCGCTTGCGTTTGCGGGTTGGGTGGGTTGTTCGGCTGGTCCGCCATTGGCTTCCTCTGCCTTGCGGTAGGCGTCCTTGACGCTCGCGGACATCTCGACGAGCCGCGCTTCGGTCTCTTTCAGGTTGATGGCGGCGTTGGCGGGAATGGATTCTCCGCTCTCGAACGCCCTTCGCAGGATATCGCGGCGCTTGGTGAGCGCGTCGTATTCCTCGAACAGCTTGGGTTCGATCGCTCGGGCGGCGGCGTGCAAGTCGGGAGCGGCTGCCTGCGCCGCCTCGGGTATCGGAGGCATCCCCGGAACATCGTGCTCGACCGGGACAAGCCCCTTCCATCCGGCCTCGCCCTCCGGGCCGATGACGCCGAGGTCGCGGGCTTCGGCGAGAGGCGGGGGCACGAAGCCTTCAAGAATGCGCCGATTCCTCGCAGCCTCCTCTCTTGACAAGAACCGGACCGAGATGGGGCCGCCCTCTGCCTTCGATGCCCTGGCGCTGGCTACTTTGGCGGTTTCAACCGCCGTGCGCTCAGCCATCAATCCCTTCCCGTATGTTTTGGCACTTGGGACATAGGGCCTGAAATTGAAGTCCGGGATGGCCTGCGGCACCGACGCGATTTCGCGGGCTAGTTGACTCGGCTTTCCGAGCCCGACCGCCTCCATGCCCTTTTCGAGGGCCGTACCTTTGGTCTGCTCTCCCGCCTCAACGACGGCTTCCTGCGCCCCATGGAACAGCGCCGGGATTCCGTACATCGCGGTATTGACCGCAACCGCCCCTGACCGCAGCAGTGTCTCCGCATTAGCCTTCAAAAGGCTGTGCTGGCCCGCCACGTAATCGTTGAAGACGCCCTTCTTGCGAAGATGGTCCTTGGTTTCGTCCGACATGCCCCATTTGCTGGCGTCTTCGTAAACCGAGGCTCCAAAGGCATGCATGATGCGGGCGAGCGAGGAATGCTTGGTGTCTCCGAATATCCAGTCTCCGACCGGACCCGGCGCGATGGCTCCGGTCAGCGGGCGCTTCGGAGGCGTTTCGGGAAACGGTTCGTGCTGGTCCTCGGGAAACGGGTCGTGCTGTTCCGGCTGAGCGCCGCCCATCGATGCCGGCATGGCCGGCACTGGCATAAGAGCGCCGTTGTCCTCGAACGCGCGGTCGGTCATTGCGAGACCGGAACCTGCGGGCCTGCCGCGGGTGCAGCCGTGATCCAGCCGCGCTCACGCCCGATCCGGTTTGCCTCGGCGCCGGTGATCTTGCCGGCATCAACCGCGGCCTTGAGGTCCGCATAGGCCCCGATCTTGCTGGCATCGAACGGCGGCGCCGGCGGCGCGGAACTGAAGACATGGCCGATGGCGCTCGCCACGCTTGAGAAGAACCCCGGTGGCTGGTCCTGCACCTTGTCGGCGAATGCCTGCGCGGGCGTCGGTTTGAACCGATCGATCAACTTGCCGATGTAGTCCGGGCTCTCGGGATTGAGCAATTGCTGCGGCGTCTTTCCGGCCTTCTTGCCTTCGTCGTAAGCAGCGAAGGCTGCCGCCTGGAACTTGAGATACCGATCCTGGCCCTTTGGATCGGGTATTTTCAGTTCCTCATTTTCAAAAGTGATTTGCGGCTTGGCGACGTGCTCGAAGAATTGCTTCTTCATCTGCGCTTCGGCGTCACCCTCTGGCGTGCCCCTCTCCTGGATCATCTTCACCGCACGCTCGTAGCCCGGAAGCGTCAACTGCTTTCCGACCAGGGGCACGAGCTTGTTCGGATCGGTGATCCGTCCGGGATCTCCGGGATCGGCGTGGATGGCGCGGAACACTTCCAGGAAGCCGGGGCCGAGTGTCTTGTCCATGCCGCGGCCTTGGGCGGCAGTGTTCAACTGCGAAATCATGCGCTCGATGCCTTGCGGCGTCAGCGCCTTGTTGTTCACGATATCCATCTGGGTCACAGTCGGATGATCGCTCCAGATGTTGCGCAGGATGGCGTCTTCTGCACCGTCGTTCGCCTGCTTCCTGGCTTGCTCCTCCAGCTTACGGGCGCGCTCCTCATCAGCCGCCTGCCCGTGCTCGACCTCGTACATCTTGGTCGCATGCGCAAAGGCTTCCTGCTGCGCCTGGGGATGGTCGATCAGGTAGGGGTCGTCCCTGATCTGGGCCATGACCTTGGCCTTGTCGGGAAGCTGGTCGGCCTGGATGGCAGCCACGGCCGCGCCGCGATTGAGGGGCACGACATTATTGCCGCCGACGCTTGCCGGCACCACGTCATTCGCTGCGGGCGCGCCACCGCTGTAGAAGCGCTCGGTCCATAGCCGCACGAAATCCCCGCCGGTCACTGTGTTCACGCCACCGGGGAACTGCGCCTTCATTGCCGGTGTCATGTTGCCCCAGATGGCGCGCCTGGCCCAATCGTCGCCCTTCTGGCGGCCCTCCCCGGTCGCGGCCATGTTCTCCCAGGCCGGACGGTCGGGGTGGCCGAGCTGCATCACGGCACCGCCCAAGCCCTGCTGGTGGGCGAGGTAGTATTCCGACCCGCGGGGCTCACGTCCGAGCACACGGAACAACTGGTCCCGGTTCTCTTCGTTCTCCTTGCCGAGTGCCCGGGTCTGCGCACCGACATCGGTGCGGTTGGCGTCGGTGATGCCGTATTTGGCCTCCTCGCGGGGACCGAACTGCCCGAGGCCCCTATTCGATCCTGTGACCGCATTCGGGTTGTTGTTGGACTCGATCTGGAATACCCGCGAGGAATACCCAGGAGGGAGCCCATAGGGCCGCTCCAAGTAGGTATCGGCGATGCGCCGCCCATCGAACTTGCTTGCGGGAACCCGGAGGAACCGGTCCACCTGGACGCGGCTCGCCGCATCCATCTTGTCCTCCTGGGAATGGTAGAAGTCGATCGCGCGTTTTACGCTCGCTGGCGTTCCGTCCGACACCATGCTCTCGACGATGTGCTGTACGTTCTTGCCGCGGTTCTCGGCGATCTTCTGGTCGAACGCAGGACCGGAGAGACCTTCGCGCGTCCAGTGATTGCGGGATTCCTGGTCGGACTGGAACAGGTTGGTGGAGACGTTGTAGTCACGCGCGAGATTTGGCTCGGTGCTCCGGCTGGCGAACAGCGCCGCCGTGCTGCCGTAGCTCTCGGCGCCCTCTTTCGCCGTGGTCCGTTCCCATGCGTCACTTTGAGTCGCGGCATGGTGCGACCCGAGCGCATAGAAGCGATCCATCTGCGACCGCGTCTCGCGATCAAGCAGGCTTTGCTCATAAGGATTGCGGGTCTGGCCGCGGGTCTCTTCATAGAGAGAGTTGAGATCGTTTTTGTATTTCTGAAGACCGTTCTTGGCGTCGAGCCCCTTGGTCTCCAGATAGGATTCGGTCAGGTCCCCGGCTTGATTATTGAAATGAGTGTTCTGCTGGGCGACGTTGGTCTGGCTGTCCAGGCGCTCTTTTGAGAATTCCGCCTGGAACGCAACATCCCCCGCGTGCTCGACATCCTTCCCGAAGCCCTCGACTGCCTGTGCGACCCGTCCGCCGAATGCCCCCGGCCGCGCATCGACGCGCAGGAAGTCGTTCCCCGGCGCTCCCCGAGGGGCGACGGTCGGATAGGGCTCGTAATCGAATGCGTATCCCGGCATCACCCACCCTGCCTGAACTGCGCATACTGCCCACCCGCCGTGCTCGCGCCAGAAAGCAACGAGCCCGCCGCCCCGATATCGCCCGCGGTTTCGGCCTGTTCACCCTCGGCGATATCGAGGTTCGCCTGCGCGATGTCACTGGTTGCGGCGACCTCCTGGCCGTACGCCTCTTTCGCCGCATTGGAGCGGATCGTCAGCGCATCTGACAGCCCGAGCATTTCCGTGCCGGCGCGAACATCAGCCGCGCTGCCCGTATTGACCGAGACGCCAGCAGCACCCTGCCGGGCCGCCTCGCCCGCGACCCGCGCGCGAGTCTGCAAGCCCTTCGCCGAAGCCGCGGCATCGCCGGCCTGGATGTCCCATTGCGCATTGCGCCGGGCGATCAGCGCGTTGTTCTCGGCGACCTGGGCCTGATAGGCCATGGCCGCCTTGGTGGCCTGCCCGCCTTCCCAGGAGCCGAAGGCCTTGACGCCACCCGCGGCAACGGTCGTTCCGAGTATGGCCATGGAGACAGGATCAATGCCCACTATCCGCGCTCCATCGTGAACTTGCGGCACAAGGCTCCATTAGGACCGCAGGGTGCGGGATCGGACAGCGCGAACCCAAGCACCTCGAGAAACCGGCAGGCCCGCGTATATTTCGCGAGGACGTGGTTCTCCAGGCGCGACTTGTGCCGGAGCATCAGCACCACCTCACGCTTTGCCTCACGCAGGAAGGCAACCGGCGCTTTCTCGATCGGAGGAGCCGTCAGCAGCCAGGGATACCCGACCGCGCCGAGCATCGAGCCGCCCAGGCCCCACATCGCCGCGATCTCGCCGTTGACAAAGGCCGTCCTGCGGAAGATCGCGTTCCGATATGAGGTCCGCAGCGCCGTGATCGGCGTCAAACCCATCTCCGTCACCTCGATACGGTCATCCTCACGCAGATTGCGGGCGAGCGCGTAGACGTCGGCGATGTCCGCGGGGCGGATTTCAATCTTGGGTGAGATTGTCAACGACCCTTATCGGGACGCCGCGATATGATACGTCCGCTACGCCCGCATAGTCATTGAAAGTCAGCAGCACGTTCCTGTCGCGGATCGCCTCTATTGGATACCTGCAGCGAGTGGTACGCGGGCGCCCCGTTGGCGCAGCGACCATTGCCGCTTTTGCCAATTCAGGCAATTCAGGCAACGCTGCCGCCGCACCGAAGATGAATCCGAAGAATGAGCGTCGAGTAGCCATTCTTATCCTCCCTACTCGCCAGGGCTCCACGTCGGGACCAACGCGAGCACATTCATGGGAAACGGCTTCGTCTGCTGCGCCGCCACCATGCCCGGGCTCGCCTCCCATCCATTCCATGATTGCCAGTCATCGTCCACGTTGACATATTTATCCCCCGTAAAGAGCGGGAGTGCGGCGGAGGGAACGTTGGATTGCGGCACTTCCTGGATGTCGACGAGATTGGTCCAAGGCACTTCCTGCTGAAAGTCGAGGGCGGAAGCCACTGGCTGGTTGGCGCCGACCTGAACCCCGCGGCTCTTTTCCAATCGGATCGTTGCACCGTTGATCTTCTTGCGCTTGCCCTGGATGGTGCCCATGGACTGCATCTCCAGGTGCATCGCCTGCAACTGGGCAATGAAGGGCAGCCCGATGGTGACCGCGCTCGCGGGCGCCGGGAGCGTCACCGTGCCATTGGTCACGGTGGTCAAGGGAATCTCGGAACCATCGGCAATGCCGTACACCTGCATGCCTTCGAGGTGGAACAGGTTGGTAATCTCCGACACCGGGGTAGTGATGCTCCAGGTCCCCGGTGGCGCTGGAACTGGAAGCAGGTTCGGATCATTGGGGATGGTTTGAAGAATCGGCGCCGTGATCGAGGCGAGGACCTGCGATGGATTTGCCACCGAGGAAACGACGGCCTGACCACCTCCGATCCGAATCACATCTCCCGCCACGGTGTCGGCGAACACCGGCTGATCGGCATTGAAGGCGACGTTCTGCGACACGAAGGGGACGAGCGTTCCCCCGGCTCCATTCGGGTCGCTGATGGTGACATAGGTTCCCGGCGAGTAGCCTTCGCCTTGGGAAACGATGGTGAATCCCGTGAGCACGCCGCCGGACTGCGTGAGCGTGATGACGGCACCCGAGCCGGTGCCCTGGGGATCGATGACTTGTGCCGCGGGATCGGTGTAGCCCTGCCCGGTGGTGGCGAGATAACCCCCGGTGATGTCCCCGGGACCTTCGGCCGCCATGGCGGACAGCGTTGCATTGGGCGTCGGCTGAGCAAGAGACAGGCCGGCATCCACGCACCATGGATCTTCCGGCCCGAACCACAGCCGGTCGTCCATGCGTTCGATGTAGTACACCCACTGAGCGGGCCCGGGGATGTAGCGCTTGATCACAAAATACGGCGCATTCACCGGCGGCTCGGTCGCGACCTCATTGCCGACGACGAGGCCGTTGGTGTCATGCCTGGCCCAGCCCTTGAGCTTTTCTTCCTTGTCATAGGTGAACGACAGGAACTTCCCATCGCTGCGGGTCGCCCAGACGATCTTCCACGGGATCTGCGCCCAAGCCCAGGACACCAACGTAAAACCATCGAAGAGGTGATTGGACAGCACCGTCACGTCTTCGCCGGCATAGATATTGTTGAAGAAGTTGTACTGGAGGTCGCGGACGGTGTAGCCGAGCTGCTGGACGTAGAGGATATCGTAGTTGATCCGGAGCGGCTTCACGGTGGGAGAGTAGCCGTTCGATTCCTGGGGCTGCGCGCTCTCCGAGGCCGGCGTCAGAGGAGACCCCGCACCACCGGCACCGGCGACCTGCCAGGTGTCCAACCCCGTACCGGCCAACAGTCCGCCTGGCATGGGGGTGAGCCACTGGACGCCGTTGACCTGGGTGCCCCATGGGGTGAGCGTGACCGCATCGTCATCTACCGGTGGGGTAGATGCATCGAAGTTCGTGTAAGCCCCGGTCTTCGAGGTCCAGAGCGTGTCCGGGTTGTTGATACTGTCAGCGTAGACCCGGCGCTGCTGGAAATAGTCTGCGACAGACGGATAGGTCCCGGTCTGCGGCCCGATGTCTGGCGTGAAGGCGGCACCCGTACCACCGCCGCCATCCGCGATCAGAATCGTGTCCGTGTCGACGTAGCCTTGGCCGCCGTTCTGCACGATGATGGCGACCACTGCGCCGGACACGACGACAGGCGCCAGCACGGCACCGGAGCCGGTTGCGCTGACCATGATCGCCGTGGTCGAGGCCTGGACATAGCCGGAGCCACCAGCGGTTTCCGTCGCGCTGATGACCTGCCCGCGCGCGAACGGATCGAGATGGAGCGGAGGCGACTTCACGGGATCGTTGAGGATGTTGGTGTTGACGAACTGCGTCCCGAAGGCGGAGCCGAGGTAACCGAACGCCGCCCCCACGGGGACCGGCGTATCGTATGAGGGGGGCGCTTGGTACACGTTGTAATAGGCCGCCCCGATCACCGAGGCCCAGGTGATCGTGTGTGATCCCTGCACAAGAGAAATGTTGTTGGAATTGGTTATGTAGGCGATGGGCGAGGCAATCGACTCTTCGCCCGTGGTTCGATCGACGGCGGTGACGCAATAGGCAAATTGGGTGGAAACGGTGGCAGTGACCGAGGTGGTCGCGGTGCATGTAGCCGGCGCATCGATGCCCGCAGCGAACGTGGTCTGCGTGAACGTCCAGCTGTTCGCAGCGAGCCGCGCGAGATCGATCGGCGGGTATTCCGTCCCGGTCTGCTGGTTGACACAGCACAAACTCATCACGTCGGCTGACTGCACGACCTTGAGGTAAGGCAGGTCTGCGAGTGTATAGGGCGAATCGTAGCTCGTGAATACCCGCGAGAATGTCCCGCCCGAGCTGTACGCGCCGTACGCCGACGAATTGACCGCATTCCCGAAGGTGTCCGTCAGGGTGAACGTGCTTGCGGTCGCGTTCTGGACGATGAAGGTGCGCGAATTGATCTGCGTGATGCCGACGAAGCCGGCCGCAAACACCCAATCACCGTTAGCAAAGCCATGGGCTGGGGCGGTTGCAACGGCCGGGTTGGCATTGGTAACCCCCGTCGCCGCCACTGGGCTTTCCAGCACGTAACCGCCATTTGCGATCACACGCATGTAGGTCGCGCCGAGAGCGTTGGCGCCGAACTCCAGCAGATAGGATTGGAAGATCGAGAACTGAAATCTGACCAGCTTCGGCGGAATGGAAGATGGCGAAGCAGGCGTCAGAGATTGCCCGACCCACATCGTTCCGGCTCGGGAAGAAGCCGGACCGCGATAGGAGACGAAGCAGTTCCGCATGACGGACGCGCCGCCGTAGAACCATTCGCCGTCGGTTCTGCCCCACAGGGATGGGGACAGCTCGCCCTTGTTGAAAGTCGGCTTGATCGAGGTGATGGGCATCAGTACGACACGCCGTCTGGATAGCCGATCGATTGCCAGCCGGCAATGAATGGGCCGCCGCCCCATCCAGCGCTGCCCCAGCCCCAACCAGAGCCGGTGTTGCGCACCAGCATCCAATCAGGGATGTAGTCGACGGCGGTGATCCCCTCATTCCCGTCCGATGCGCGCGCCGAATTGATGAGCCCAACGGCAAGCTGAATACGCATCTGCATCAGAGCTTTGTCGCCCGAGATCGGAAGGCAGAACCACGCCGCGAGAGTCCCGATCACCGCATTCTGCAACGCAGAATCCCACAAATCCGGATTTGCGATGCGCCCGGTGTAGACCGCTTGTGCCTTGCAAGCGTTGGACAATATCACTTTGATCTGATTGCCATCCGCATCGGTATCGATCGACGGCACGAACGGCATCGATGTATTGACCAGGGGCTGATTGGAGATACCCACGTTGGTCATGAGCGGCGCCTGACCGGGGATCGGCAGATTCGGCCGCGGGATGACGAAGCGCGTCAGCAGACAGTCGTTCGGGTACGCATAGCTGTAGCGCCACGGAACGGGCGGCGTCGGATTGAGATTGCCATTGGAATCATAGCCGGAGGGATTCTCCGGTGTTCCCACGGCCGCCTTGAGCAGGGTCAGTTCCCGTTGTAGCCGTGCCGAATTCCAATGCGCGGCACGAAACACCGCATCGACCTGTGTCTGATAGGTGCGGCTCGCGACTTGGGCGGCGGTGTTGTTCGGAGGCGATGGCGGGTTGATGCCGGTCACGCTCGTCCGCGCCGAAATTTGGTCTAAGGCCATGTTGACCAAATCGACTGCGCTTGTCACCGCTTCGGCCTATATCCGGATTTCAGCAAAGAGCACGGCACCCGAGGCACAGGCGCAGAGGGTGATCGATAGGATTCGTGATCTTCATAACTACGGCCGCACCAAACGCACGGACCGCACTCTGCCGCCTGCAACACAGGTAGCATTGCAGGGACGCATTCGACATTTGGTGAATCTGGGGAGGTCAATAGCTTCACGCCGGGTCTTCCGTCTTCACGATCGAGCACGTCGCTTGAAACTCGAAATGCCCGTCGATCTCCTGGGCCTTGTCGACGGCATGCTGCGCCGCTGTCCAACACGTCGTGAGGTCGGGCTGGACCTTGTTGACGAGGGTGACGGGCTCCTCGCCCATCATCTGCAACATCACGATCAGCCATACCACCATCAGAAAATCTCCGGGAAGCCCGCCATGAGCAGCGCGACGAAAAACAGGCCGAACATCGCGTCTATGCTCACTCGATCACTTCGTACAGCGGCACGTCCTTGAGACCGCCCGCTTGATTGATGTGATCGACGATCTGCGCTCCATGATTGGCTGCGCACACGGTCTTGTGCGGCCCGATCTCGCCGGGCTGCAGGGTGAACACGTATCCGGGCTCGCGCACCTCGCCGTGCATCTGGGCGCGCTGCAACAGGCGGCAGCGCTGCGGCTTCGGTTCGGACTTACTCGTCGTCTTCGTCGGGTTCATCGTGATCTCCATACCACCGCTCGGCGCGGTTATCGGGTGAACCTGGGACGCCCATGCGCCTGATCTGCAGCTCGACGCAGCAGCGCTTTCCGCCCTCTGCGCTCTCGCTCATGCTGGCGCTGGTCACCATCGCCTCACAGCAGATGTGAACCATCTCTCCAACTGCTGGGAGGTCGCCGTCGAGGCCGAGCTTCTTGAGCTGATCGTCCTCGAGGCGGATGCAGCAGCCCCATGGATAGCGCGGGCCGGAGGACGGCTGCGGCGTCGATTCCATCTTCGTCGACTCGGCCGGCATGGCCATGTCAACGAGGGGTGCGTGCATGTCGGCCATGGCATCAGCCCGCGTTGGCGCCGGAGACCGCAGGCGGCGTGCCCGCCGCAGCGCCGGCAGCAGCGTTGTTCATGGCTGCGGGTTCTGCCGTGCCCCCAGGGGTGCCGGGACCAGCTTCCATCTCGGAGGCCTGCCGAGATGCCATCTGTTCCATTTCGGCCTCATGCTGCTTGTGCATGTCGTCGCGCGCCTTGGCGTGACGCTGATGGGCCTCGCCGCGCTCGCGGCCGTGGCGCTCGTGCATGCCTTCCGGCTTGCCTTCGCCGTGGCCATCCTTGCCCTTCTTCTTGTCCCAATAGTGTTCCTTGGCGGCCATGATCATCCCTTTCCGTACCAGTTCCGCTTCTTGTGCATTCCGATCAGCGTTTCCGCGAGGCGTGCTTGCTTGCCGGTCTTGCCGCTGTCGCCTGCGTGCTCGGCTGCGAACTGGCGTGTGGATTCGCCGGCGGCTTCGGCTTTCTTCTTGAGCGCGCCTGGATGCTTAATCGCGCCGGCAATCCATTTCTTCGATTTGGCCATGGTCCCTACTCCGGAAGAAACCCAACGCGATCTCGAACGCGAAAAATTCGTCGGCCGCGCTCGTCCAATAAACCGGTATCCGTCACATCATCGGTGGCTATTACATCGATGGCCTCAGGGGAGACCTTCTGTTCCCATGCCGCGTCGTCCGCGATATATCCGCGCGTCAGATATTTCATTTTTTGTCGTACCACTTCGCGGACCTCGAGCGCGGCTTCTTCTTCTCGGGCAGTTTCCCGCCGGGGTCGGCGTCGGCGAATTCCTTGCCGACCGACTTCGGGATGCCCAGCGTGGACTTGCCTGCGGCAGCCGCAAACATGGCTCTGCGTTGCGCTTCCGATACGGCCGGCATGGCTACTGCTGATAGCCGTAGGAGTTCACATCGACCGCCGATGCGGTGCCGTCCGCAGTCGTGGTCACGGTGATCGCTGTGTTGGCAGCGCTCGCGGGGATGCAGGGACTGTAGTTGTGCGTGATGGAAGCGCCAGAGGCGGCAGAGGCGAGCTGATAGACCATCGACGATCCGATGAGCCCCGCAACGGTGATCGGGCCGACCGCAGCAGTGCCACCGATAGCCGAAACATTCCAACCGCAGATGTATGTGGTCTTATTTGTCACGGCCGCGAGCGTGCCCACCACGGCGCCCGTGGTGCCCGTCGAGTTACCGGTGATGACGGTTTGAGCCAGAGGCCCATAGGCGGAGGGTCCTGGCGGGTTGACCTGCGCCAGGAGTGTTCCGAGCGCGCCCGCACCGAACAGGGCGGCGAGACCACAAGCAATCAGCATTCTTCGCATCGAGATTGTCCTTCTCAGTGAAACCGCGGCGCCGGTCCGAGCTTGGCGGGACGCGATCGCGCATCCTTCGGCTTCGGGCGCCGGGCAAGATAATTCGCGATCGATAGCAGCGTCAGCACCATCAGCTTGTCATCGCCAAACCCGGTGTGGCAGAGCCAGTCCTTGAAGCCTGGAATCAAGCCATCGAGCGCGACCGCGACCGGCGTCGCCACCGCCATGGCGGCCTCATGGTCCTTGCCGAAATGGCGCAGCAACTCGTCGGGTCCGCCGCCGCGGGGCACCCGGGCCTCCAGCGTCAATTCCATGTTGCGTTTGATCGCGGGCGTCATCGCCGCGGCAATCGTAAGCAGACGCGGGATCGGATCGGCAATGATCATGGTGACGCTCTCAGGATGCGGGATGGAAGCGCGGTCTGCCCCATCGAATGCTCATAGGAGATCGCAGCCGCGGCCGGATTGAACGGGATGTCGAGCGCTTGCCGGATGTCTCGCTCAAGCTGATCGCGAAGTCGGACAATGGCCCCGCTCGAAAGATGATCCGTGAAGACGTGAGAAACATATCCGTCGTCAGGTGATCCTTTGTAGTAGTCCGCCACGGCGGCGTAATCCAACTCGAACTGGTGTAGACGATCGCCAGACCGGGCGCCGTAAGTGAAAACTCCATCGCCGCGGTCCTCCGCATCGTCGTAATAGGGCGATCCCGGATAAGGCGTGATCACCGTTACATCGAAATCGTCCGGTTTCTCGTCGATCAGCCACGCCTTGGTTTCGGCGACGGTCGCTTCGGACTCTCCGGGGTGCCCCAAGCTCATGAGCGCCTTGACCTTCAGGCCGTGTCGCCTGGCAATGTCCATGCAGCGCGAATTGTCATCCTGCGTGGCCTTCTTCTGGATGTTGTCAAGAATGCGTGGAGAGCCTGACTCAAAACCCACAAGTATCCATCGGAAGCCAGCGTGGACCATAGCTTTTGCTTGATCGTCGGTGAAAAGCTCCGCCTTGATGAAGCCCCGGAGCCTCCAGTCATCACCCGCATCGGCGATCTTCTCCATCAATTCGATCATGCCGCGGTTCACGTTCAATTCGTCGTCGTAGAACATGAAGCCGCGGATGCCGTAGGTGGCCCGCATGTGCACCATCTCGGCGACGATGTTGTCGGCTGAGCGCATGCGAATGTGGCGGAGCATCGGGGAGTGGCGGCCAGCGCAGAACCCGCAGCCGAATGGACATCCGAGTTGAGCGATCAAAGAGAGGGCGGGGACACCATCGACTTGGTAGCGATAAGAGCCAACATCCACAAGGTGTCGCGCGGGCCATGCCGTTTCATTGAGGCCCGCATCACTCAGAAAATATGGTGATCGGCGGCCATCTGCGTCAATTCTGGCGGGGGCGCCGAGTTCAATCGCTTCAAGAATCGCTTTCTCTCCATCGCCGGCCACGATGCAGTCAAAGCAATCAGCCATGCGCGCAAGGGCTCTAGTCGCACGGCCGGGCGCTTTCTCACGCTTTTGGGCAGCGTAGACAAGTGTTGCGTGCGGGCCGCCGAGTATGATGCGAGCGCCAGGAGAGACGGAATGAATCGTGTCTGCAATCCGTACGGCGGCGGGGAACTGCGGAGTCGTGGCCGTAACTCCATAACACGTGGCACCCTTGTTCTTGGCGTGCTGCGCGACAATTTCCTCATAGTTCGAATATCCCGAGAGGTCCATTACTTCGACCGGCACGCCGGCCTTTTCCAGTGCTGCCGCCACTTTCAGGATGCCGAGCGGCATGAAGACACGCTCGTCCAAGAGAAAGGGCGACGGCGGAATGATCAGGCAGACCCTGGGATGTCCCACGGCACCGCATGCTGTCCGAGGTGGCAGACTTCCTTGGTAAGGTCGAGGTCGCACCACACCTTGAGGCCGGCCTTCTCCGCCTGGTCGCAGAAGTGCCAGTCCTCGGTCCCGAAATCATTCGGCTCGTAATGCCGCTTGAACCACGGGCGCTTGATGGTGAAGAACACGCGGCGGCGCACCAGCAGCAGACCGAGACCGAGCATGCGGTACGGTGCCAGCCCGGAACCGGTCGGTTCGAACCCGGTGTCAGGATGACCAATGATGCTGTAGGGAGGCGCCCGCTTGCGGTAGTCCGCGCCGACGATATCCTTGTCGTGCGCAATCAGGCGGTCGAGCGCATTGCCTGGAAAGGTCATGTCGGAGTCGATGAACAGCACCCAGTCGGCGCCGTGCTCGATCACGATCTTGGCTGTCTCATTACGGGACTGCGCAGGGTCCTGTCCGCTGCGAAACGCCGGCATCAGGTTTGCGCTGCGTGTCGCGATTCCCATGCAGAACAGCGAAAAGGCGGTCATCAGCTGAACCTGGTCGCCCGCCGGCACACAAACCGCCGCGATCGGCTTGTCGGTCGGCGGGCGCGCGACCCATTGGCCCTGGGTCAGCACCTTGCCGTCGTAGTCATGGGGCTTCATGCCGGTTCCTTTATGAAAGCCGGCATGAATAGTCTCGGCGCTTGCCGATAACTTGCCAGCTAGTTAGAGCGGCCACTCCGCCCAGTCGAGCGCCGGCACCATCGCCTGCGTCTGGACAGGGTTAGACCAATAATGCGCGACGGCGCCCTGGCCGAGGATGAGCTTGCCGTCGAAGTCGTAGTGGTTGCTGTCGGCGGTGTCCGCGGTGGTCTGGATCTGGAACATCGGCCACAGCACGGTGATGGCAGTGATGGTAGCGGATGAATAGAGCTTCGCCTGATTGACGCCGCCGCCGCCGATCAGGCCAGCGACCACGGTCGAGGTGATCTGGGTCGTCGCGGTCGGGGTCTGGACGTTGCAGGCAAGACCCACGGTTCCGATGACCGAGGTGGTGCCGAGCATGCCGAGGTCGGCGCTGATGATCTCGACGTTGACGCCGGACCCGAGCGGGTTGGCGAGCAGAAATGTCGTCGAGGTGGTGGAATCACGGGCAAGCGTGACACCGGCCGCAGCCGACGCGCCGTGGAAGACGCGACCGCGATATGCGGCGGTGTACCACTTCCCGTGGAGTTCGGCGACGATGCCCTCGGCCGCCTTGCCGCCGAGCTGGTAGGGGGTGGCGCCATCAGCATTTGAAGTGGTGGACGGTGCCCCGACTTGGACTTGATTGATAGCCATGGATCGATTCCTTTGTGGCTGGGAATCGCGCGATGGCCCTTCGTTGCTGCGAAGAGGTACGGATTTACAACTCGGTTACAACTGAAACCCTTACTCTGAAGGCGTACAAGATCGAGGCTTACAACGAGCCCGTCGAGAGGTTGGTATCCCACGCCGCATCGGCGCGGAGTTGATCGAGGTCCGGTATGCTCTTTGGACCATCAAACACGAGAGCCGCCGCAATGCGCGACAGCAATTCCGTCATCACACGCAGTTCACAGAGAATGGCGTTCTGCGGCGGCATGCCGGCGCCGTCTGCCACCGTGATCGGATTGATGGTGACCTGCGCCCATGTCGGGGGCGCAGAGGCGCCAAATCCCGGCATCAGGGTCGGGATGCCGTCCGTGGTGTCGATGAAGGGGACGCCATCGGCGTTGATCGGGCCGATGGTATATGCGGGAGGTCCCGCGGGATTGGCAGCTGCCATGGTGCTCTCCTGTTATCGGCCGCCCATCGGGGCGGCTGCGCCGCGGCGGACGCTGGGACCGGCGTGGCCGCCGGGGATCGAGGTGGCGATTCTGGTTTCCCCCGGCATGCGTTGGCCCATGTCCGAGACCTTGGCGCCGAGGATCGGTGGTGCCTTGCCCTGGCCGGCCTTGACGAAGTTGTGGCCCATTTCCGGAAGAGCGAGATTGAGGCCGTTGACGCCCTCGCGCCGGGCCTTGAGCTCGATCGCGAGCTTCCTGATGGCCCGCTGCTTGTCCTCTTTCGAGAGCTTCGCGTATTCGGGCTGGCCGTCGAGCATCGTCGCGGCCTCCAGGAGGTCACCCGAAACGAGCTGCACCTTGTCGACCGGCAGGCTCTCCTGCCAGGCGATGTAGCGCAGCGCCGCGGCGCGGTTGAGCGGCATCAACTGATCGTTCGGGGGCAGATGCCCCACCACGATCGAGCCCTCCGGGTAATAGGTGCCCTGCACCCCACCGCCGTAAAAGCCGGCGGACAGGCATTCGTAGCAGGGCTCCCGCTCCTGGAAGATGCGGCCATTGGGGCTGCCGTCGTCGTCGCGCATGGCGAAGACCTCCGGCAGGTGGGAGAACTGCGTGCCCGCCAGCGGGTCACGGTCCTCCCGATCCAGCTTGGCGTTCATCAGTAGTTGCTCGGGTACAGGCCGAGGGCCGGCTGAGCGGAGCTGTCGCCCAAGTTGATGTAGCTCGTCAGCGTGAGGCCGGTGAAGTTGGACCCGCCCACCGCATAGTTGAGCTTGATGAACCGGGGCAGGCCCAAACCGACCTGCCGCTTTGGGAGATCGAACTCGAACAGCCTGATCGAGGCGAGGATCGAGGCCAGCGGGATCGGACCGGTCTGGATGTACGTGGTGAAGGTCAATCCGGCGAGGGTGCCGCCGCCATTGTCCGGAGCCCCTTGCAGGGCGACCGTGAGGCTGGTGGCAACGGCAGGAGTGCCGGACCCGGTAAAGCCAACCACGCTCGGCGTCCCGAGGCCGCGTCCGCCGCCGAGGTCCTCGCCGAAGTAGGTGGCGTTGCCGATGATGGAATTCGGAGGCACGGTGTAGGTGCCGCCCGACGTGGTGATCAGGGCACCATTGAGGATGTCGTAGGTGTTGGTCGAATCGGCGGTGGCCGTGATGGCCTGAGCGCTCGAAAAGACGAGGTTCTGGTCGTTCAGCATGAGGGTTGATCCTTGATCTGAGGGGGAAGGGCCGGGCGCGTCAGGGGGGGCGCCGCGCCCGGCCGGGCCGGACGGCAGCGTCAGACGACGCGCGTCTCGGTATTCAACAAGCTGTCTTGGACTCCGATCGGCACGTTGCGCCAATTGACGATGGGCCGTCCCGCGTAGTCGGTCGGGGATAGCAGCACGTTCTTGTCGCGGATCGCTTGCACATCCATTGCGGCGCGCACGGTGCGGTCGCAGTACATCTTGAGCCGGATCGCTGGTGCCATCTTGTCCGGCGCGTCGGTCTTGGTGATGCCCGAGACAGTCCGTCCCGCGGTCGGCAGGCGGACGATGGCGCGAGACAGGATCGCGAAGATGTCCGGAGGCGTCGGACCAAGCAGCCCGGCCGTGGTGGTGTCGATGTTGCACAGGCGCACGGTGTAGCGCCAGTCCTCGACGACAAGGCCGAGCTGCCACTGGAACAGCGAGGTATAAGCCTCGAAGCGCAGGTTGCTCGAATCGAACCCGGGCACCACGTCACCCTTGTCCTCGAAGACGAGACCGCCCTTCGAGCCCTTGGGATAGATGCCGTAAGCGGTAGAGTCACCCCAGCCGATCATCCAGATCGAGGCATTGCTCGATCCGGTGCCGCCGCAGTCGAACACGTTGACGGCGTTCTGTGCGGTCGCCTGGGTGACCGTATTGAAGTACGGGCTCCAGCCCGTGAACTGTTCCGGCGTGGTCCAGGTGTTGCCGTAGACGAGCGTGGTCGATTGCTGCTGGGACAGGCCCTCCATGTGGGACACGTCCTCTTTCTCGCGCTGGACGCTCTCCTGTCCGCCGAGCTTGCAGAGCTCCTTGTCAACCTGCGAGTAATCGCGCAGGAGCGACATGCCGAACTCGAGCTGCGCCGCGTTCGACTTGGTGTAGTTGGTGCCCTGGTAGTAACGGATGTAGCTGCCCTTGGGCAGCGAGGTCCGCACCGTGGTCACATGCGAGGTGAGGCCGTTCGCCTCCACCATCGGCATGTCGTCGACCATTTCGTTGCATTGCGACAGCAACTCCGCCATGTCGGAAATCTTGCCGTCGGGGTCCATGCGGCGGCCGATGTCCGCCAAGGTGAGAAAGGCCATAGTTCAACTCCTGGAATCGCGGCTGCGCCGCGCGAGGAGTCGCGTCAGGGAAGTCTTTCGTTGCTGCGAAAGGGTGAGGTCTAGGAGGCCTTGCGGTCCGGCATGTCCTGATACCAACCGCGATTGCCGGGGCCTTTGACGACCGGCGCCTTTGCCCGGGCGGCGACCATTCCATCTTCGGCTTTGTCGAGACTGAGCAATTCGCCGAACTTGTTCATCAGCCAGATCATGTCCCGGTTATTGCCGAGGCCGGTGTGATCCAGCACCTTCAGGAACCGTTCACGTCGCTCCTCTGGCATGTACCGCTCGATGACGGCCTTGCCCAGCGTCAGCGTGGTCTCGGCGCGGTTGCCGCCAACTTCGGGATCAGCGCGAAAGTCCGCCTTTTCCTTCTCGTTGTACTTCAACCACACATCCATCTGATGCTGCGCCGTGGCTTCGGCGATGCGCTTGGCTTCCGACACATAGAGTTCGGTCAGAGCCTTGCCTCTCGCCTTGGCGTCGAGCTTGCCGTCATTGACGATATCGAGGAACGCCTTGCTCTCTTTCTCGCCGAGCTTGATGTCGGCCGGCAGATTGAGGTCTTCGATGGTCGCCATCACCGGAGGCTGCAGCGCAGCGTCGGCGGTCTTGGCCGGGTCGGGCACCTTGGAAGCGTCGTCCTTGGCAGGTTCCTTGGCCTTGGGCTCCTCTTTCGGGGAGTCCTTGGTTTCGGCTTTTGGTTCTGCGGGCTTTGCTTCCTCGGCCGGAGCCGGCTTTTCCTCGGCAGGCTTGGCCTCGGCTGTCGCCTCGGCCTTGGGCTTGCCTTCCGCCGCGCTCAGGAGGCTCGGCGTGGATTCTGTCTTGGCGGCATCGGCTGCTGGTGCCGATGCTTCTGCGACAACTGCTGCCGCTTCTACTGCCGGCGTGACGGCTTCAGTTACGGGCGCGGCCTCGGTAACGGGCGATGCGGCTTGCGTCGTCGCTTCAGTCATTCATCAATCCTCATGCCAGTGGCTTCGGCTCGGTGCCCGGTGCAGGCAAGTCAAAGCCCTGCATCCTGACCCCGATATCGTCGTCTTCCCGCTGGCGGTTGCGTTCCTCGCGGCGGCGCACCTCGTTGAGGCGGTCCTCTTCCGCGCGCTGTTCGTCCATCATCTTCACGTAGAGTTCGGACGAGACAGTCATGACGGCGAGCATCAGTTGCTTGCCGATGTTCTCTTCCCCGAGAGCATAGGCGGTCACGTCTGCCTGCCCTGGCGCAAATGGGCTGGAGTAGATGTGGCACCGTGACAGCAGCCTGTGCATCCAGGCGCGGCCGGTCTTCCGCATCATGATCGACCGCAGCACGTCGGCGTCTTCTCGGGCCTTGCGTGCCTCGTCGCGCTTGGCGTTGGCCTCGGCTGCAGGGTCGGTGGCGTCGTAGGGCTCGGGGGTGTCAGCCATACGACCCGTCGTGCGTCGCATCCTTCCACGCTTTGGAATGGCAGGAAGGACAAACAAACGTATAGGTATCGGCAGCGCCAGACGGGCCGTCGCCGCGGACCGCCATCCAACGATGCGCCTGCTTTACTTTCCAGGCCTGCTCAAAATCGCAGGTATTGGTGTGCAACACTTCACCACATTCGCACTTCAGCACAATCTCGGCGTTCATGCGCCCCTCTTCATCGCCGACCACGCATCGAATACCTTGATCATCCGGTATTCGTTCGTGTAGCCCGTGATGATCATCCAGTCGCGGAATCCGGGCAACCCAAGACGAGTTTGCATGTATTCGTGCAGCCGGTCGACCAGAGGCTTGGCCCGGTCGGCGATGTCCTGCAGCCGGTCACCGAAATAACGCACCGCATGGGCGTGGGAGCCGCCATCAGGTATCGCCGCTAGTGCTTCGCGCATCTTCGGTCGCAGGCTCACGGGCACGCCGTCCATCAGCGCCCTGCGGAAGGCGTCATCGGCCCTGCGGTCAATGTGGACGAGGTTGCGCTCGCGAGCGACGCGAAACGGAGCGGTCATTGGCCAGAGTAGCCCAGTCGTCGGAGTTCGGTGACGATCGCCATGAACAGGCGCGCGGGAATGGTCGCGCTCACATTAATTCTCAAGTCTGTGCCGGCGACGCTGATGACGGCGTTCTCGGCCAAGGGCCAGCTTTGAACCATGCGAATAAAATCATTGATGCCATCGCCGTATGCGAAATTTGGCCCGAATGCGGCTTTGGCCGCGCAGCCGCCGTTGGTGAAACCATCTATGTAACCGGCGGCCCTGCTTTCTTCCAGCCGTTCTTTGAGCGTCTTGCGGATTACCTTTGGAGTTTTCTTTGTCATCTTTACGGTCTCCATCGTCGCCCGGTCAGCAACGCCCGGCGCGACAGCAGGGGAATCTCGGAGGATTCACCGGGGACGATGGAGCGGGGAAATCCGCTTCATCGCGCTTGCCCGCGTTGCTGCGCGGGGGTAATTTTCATCTATGACCGATGAAGAACGCAGGGCTGGCGCGGCCGAAATTGAAGTTACCTCGCAAATGGTGGAGGCGGGAGCGGCGTGCTTTTACCAGCACGATCCGCGCATATATGACATTGAAGAGGTGGTGACTGCGGTATTTCGGGCGATGCTGGCTGCTTCTAATTCGGCAGGATCAGTTGCCGCCGGGGCAGCATCAACTTCGGCGTCCTGATGCTGCGCTCCATGGCCTCCAGCATCGTCGCCATGTGCGACCACGCCACATCCATGCGGAAGCACGTCGCGAGTTGGCGCATCCCGCCGGCCGCCTGGACCAGGCCTTCCCGGAACCGCTTGCGGCCCTCGCGCCAGCGCATGGGGTCGCCGCGCATGTCTTCGGTCTGCTTGGCCCGGCTCACGTCATCGATCCCCGCATGCTGGATGGCGATGCGCCGGCACTGGTCCAATCGCATGCACAGTCCGCGCCAGCGCTGTGCGCTTTCCGGCTCCTGCCGGATCAGATGCATGCAGGCGTCGGCGGCGAGCTTCAGGCCTTCGATGATGCGCTCGTAGGACTCCCGTTCAAGCATGCGGGTGCCTTGGAGAATCGGATCACCGTGGCGATCGACCTCGATGCCTTTGGGCTCGGGCTTGTCGGCAATGGCGCTCATGAGCGCCTGATCTCGTCGATCTGCCGCTGCAGGTCCGCGATCTGCCGCATCTTGACCATGAGGCCGGGAGGCGGTGCGGGGATCTCCATCCAGAAGAACGGTTCGGCACAAGCATGGCCGTTGCTGACCCAGCCCAGCCCGGCCCCCTGAAGCGGAGAGTGTTGCACCAGCATTGCGCCCGCGCGCCTGCCGTCCGCCCAGCATGCAATGACCGACTGATCCACCGGCGGCGGACTCGCCCTCACATCGAGCCACCCGGCGGAGATATCGAGCGCGGGTCGCGGCGCTGCGGCTTCATAGGCGGGTGGGCCCGCTGGATTTGCGGGCGGCCCGGCCTGCGGCTTCGCGACCGCCCCAACCGGCCCGACCCACTTGCCCTCTGCCACAGCCGGCCCGCTGACGAATTTGTGCCCGTCCTGCGCATGTACCGCCTTATGTTCGTAGTCCTCGCCTTGTGCTCTCAGTGCCATTAGTGCGCCTCCCCAGGATGAAGGGTGTCGTATGGAACCCACATCCCGCCGCCAAGGCCGTGCTGGGCGACACATTCGTGAACAACGCCGTCAATCACCAGAAGTGATCCGATCTTCGGTAAACGCTTGGATTTCTCTTTCTGGCGTCTCAACTGGTCACGCTTTTTTCTGTTCATTATCGCGCTCCTATTGCGGCAGCCCCGTTGCTCCTGGCGCTGCGCCGCCCATTCCAGACATGATTTGCAAAGCGTTCAAGGCGCCCCCGGTATCGATTTCGCTCGCCGTCTTCGCCGCTCCCGCCATGGCCGGCGCAGTATGCGTCATCATCTGGGCCTGTGCCTGCTGCTGTTGGGCATCCTGCTGCGCCTTCATCCGCGCCTGCTTGATCTTCTGCACGTCCTGCTCACCGTTCATGCAGTCCACCGGGAACTGGGTGAGGTCGAGATACTTCCGCACCGTCTTGCCGATGTTGATCTCGTCCTCTGGGTGTTCCTGCGGAACGACCTTGGTCAGATTGGTAACCACCGTAAGGGACCGCTCCATCACCGCGGTCTGGGCGGCACGTTGAGCGACCCGGATCATGGAGTCGAACTCGATCTCCAAGGGAACGCCGAGGAGCGATTGCGGCTTGGGCGGCAGCAGGCCCCGGCGATTCATGATCGTGACGGCCCGGCGGATATCATCGGCCAATTCGTTCTCGACACCCTCGACGACTGGTCCGAGCACCTGGAGCTTCTCCCCGCGACGCTCGGCGATCTCCATCTCGTTGCGCGGCTGCACGCCTTCAAGATTCTCCATCATCTGGAACAGATCATTGAAGAACCACTTGTGAACTCTGCCCTCGATCTTCTCGATCAGGGCCGACATGTGCTCAATGTCGAGCCTGATGTCGTAGATCGATTTCATGCCCTTGGTCACGTCTTCGACGTAGGTGACCTTGCCGGGGAGAATCGAGGACGGCTGATTCTTGAGCGTGACGCTCGCCAGCATCGGAGGACGCACCAACTTGTCGATCGCTTCCGCCTGGCGCACCGTCATGGTGTGGAGCTGGAGGATGTCCGGCAGCGCATCCATTCCCGGAGAGCGGCCATAGGCGTCGTTCGAGGTCGTGGCCCAGCGTGGAGAGATGAACGGCTTGGTGGTGAATCCCCGTACCGAGAGGGGCTTCGGAGTATTGCGCCCCCACAGCCAGTAATATTCGCGATAGGTGAAACCTCCGGGAATAACCCCGAGCTTCGGGTGCATTCCAGGCATCTCGGCCGGGAAGTTCGGCTCGATCGCGTGGGCGACAATGACCTCGGTTTCGAGCGAAGAGCCTTTGTTTTCCCACAGCCTCTGCACGTCAGGCCCGCAGTTCTCCAGGCCGAACATCTGCACGCACTGGATCACGGTCAGGACGAAGGTGCGGTAGAGGCTGTTGATCCTGAAATCCGAACCGGCGCCGAGGTAGTATTCGCCCGCACACGGATTGTAGCAGCGGATGACCGTCTCGCGGTCCTCGTACATGATCTTGGGCGCGGTGCCGAAGACGATCAGGTCCTCGAACATCTGTGTCGCGGACTGGTAATAGTTCGAGCCCGCGAACACCCGGTAGATGCGGTCCTCGACATCCTCGAACCATAGTTGGGCGTCGCGGTCAGGCTTGAAGTTGCGCAGCCCTGATTTGATCTTGAACCAGGGCCGCGAGGACGACATCAGGCCGGATCGCATTCCGGCGGTGCAGACGCGGACGGCCTGAGAGGCGGTGGGGTCCTTGATCGCACCGTTGATCGCGAGCCCTCTCGACATCGTGTTGGGCACGATCAGCCAGTGATACCTGCGCGGTAGAATTGCTTCGGCGAGCTTTGCCCAATGCTCCCAAAATGATAGCCGCCAGTTTCTCAACCCGTACAGCCGCGCCTCTAATTGAAGGCGCAGATCGTCCCAGCCGATGTTATCCGGCTGGTACCAGGAGGCCTGCGCCATCGCTGGTGCTTGGGCGAGGAGGGATGCGCTCGCATACTCATAGCGCGCGATGGCCCCAGTATCGAGCATTTACGACGACGTTCCGCCGAGCAACTGCGCTTTGCTGGTGCTGGCCGCGGGAGCCCCGCCGGGCCCGGTCAGGTCGGTGCCGTTGAGCCCCGCCCCTTGAGCGCTGGCCGCTCGGGCGCGAGCCTGAGCGCCGGCCTGCTGTACCGCCGCATTCGCCACCGTCGGCGGGTTGGCCGCAGGCGGTGGCGGAGGCGGCATCGGCACGTTGATCTTCGGAGGCAGCAGCATGCCCATCGGTCACAGCCTCAACGGATCATAATCGCTGGTGTAGTAGCTCGGCACGGCCTGCGTCATCTCGATCTCGGTCCAGATGCGCTCCGCCCACGTCATGGTTTCCAGCGTGCCCTTGACGTGCGCGTGGTATTCCCCGTCGGACCAGTGGAGCGGCTTGACCATGCGGGCGGAGAGGAAATCGTGTATTTCGGCGCGGTCGGCCGGATCGCGCGGCATGGCATTGCCTGGGGCGCGGTGGACCTCGTCGGGGCGATAGAGGAGGCGGAGGAGGTCGGACATTTAATATTTCAAAGCGTCATAATCACTTTCATACTGCCCCTGCGTCCCGCGTCCGTATTTGTGGCCCTGCGGAGTCGGGGCGACGGGGTGCGCGAACGTCAGGCAGTTGAAGACAAGGATGTCGTTCGCGTAGTAAGCGTTATGCCGCTCAAGCGTCAGGTTATAGACGACTCTCGGCGGCACGCTTTCTGTTGCCACATACACGGGAACAACACGCAGTCGCGCGATGGCGGTTCGCCATAAACTGCTTGCCACACCACGCACAAGCTCGCTGATCCGTGAAATAGGTCCGGAAGGCAACGGCCTGCATGCAGGCGCTAGAACAGAACCGACTACGGGATTGAAAGAATGTTTCGTATGCTTTTCCGCAGTGCGAACATTTGGCCTCGACTGGCTCTCGACCCTTCCAAGATCGCTTTCCATTAGCGCTGTGCCAATCGCGTCCGTCGGGAGAGGCGTGCCAAGCGCGAGCAGCATCTTGTGCCTGCGCAAGATATGAGATGTTGGCGGCTCGCGCTTCGGGATCAGATAGCCGCTCTCGCATATGCTCAGACTGATGGCTGCCCTCGGGCCGAAGCTCAAGATTGTCCGGCGCATTATTTCGCCAATTCCGGTCGACGTGATGAACCTCAAAGCCCTTTGGTATAGAGCCGAAATTGTCATCCCACACGCGCCGATGAAGAAGGCGCTCGGCGTCACCCTTCCGTCCCGACTGATAATATCGACCGCTTGTTTGAATCCGATATTTCTGACAACGGTACAGCACATACTCAGGGCGCGCCATGCTACCAATCTCCATCGCGAATATGGTTCAATCGCGATAGTTAGCGGTAACGCATCCAGACGGCAAACGCCATAGCCCCACACAAATATCCTGTGTTCTCCCCTTCCGGTAAGGCTTTTTCCGTTGGAAAAGTCCGCGGTCGTCAATGACGTTGTTTCGCGCGCCCATTTGATTGCGACGCGCTCCGAACCGAATGGGGTTGTTACTTCGTCGCCGACCGACAAACTCTCGATTGGTCGCTTTCCGATCGGCGTTTGGATGAGCGTTCCGGCCACGAAACAAAGCGCGTCACCGTCGTCAGGGCTCGCCAGCCCTCGCTTGCGCATGTGCTCCTTCTTCTCCAGCACCACGCAGTCGCGGCCGTCCTTCTGAGCGTAGCCGTATTCGACGGCTGGAAGCTCCGCGGCCAGTTCCTTGTCGTCGTCGATCATGCCTCCGGTGAGCCAGTCCTTCATCCGGCCCCACATCTCGGCGCGCTTGTTGTAATACCAGACCCCGGAGTTGGTCTGCTGCATGTCGCGGTCCGGGTTGGAGCCGAAGTCGATGCCCATGACCGGCAGCCTGAGGTAATTGCAGCGGTCGACCACCCCGGCCCCAGGGCCACCGGCATCGATGAACACCGCGTCTGGCTGGTAGCGGTGATAGGCCTCCGCAACGCGGGCTGCGAGCTGCATCGTGTCCAGCCCGTGGAACTTCATGGGCTTGATGGATCGCGCGTCCCGCCCCCTGCGGAAACGGATCACCGACTTGTCGTTGCCGAACCGGGCGACATCGACGCCCATGACCAACGGATCGTAAAGGGTAACGTCGGCGTCCCGGCTCGAGTCCTGTGCGGCAGCTACTACGTCCGCTGAGATGAATTGCGTCGATCCTGACCGCGGGAACTGGGAGAGGACGCGGACGCGGACGAAATCCGAATCCATTCCATAGCTGTCGATCCACTCCTTGATCTGCGCCTTGTCCGACATCCGCGCGGTGCGGGTGTCGATGTGCCAGGATTTCCAGAGGTGGGCGTTCTTTCCCCCGGCGAACAGCGTACGGAAGTGCGTCGTGGTGCGGGTCGGGTTGCCGAGGCACAGCCAGATGATGTCGGTGTCTTCGGCACCGGCCAGGATGCCCTCGGCCTCCTGAAAGATCGACGTGGCGATCGCGGCGCTCTCGTCAAACCCATAGATAATTCGCCGTCCGGCGTTGTGGAAGCCCGCGAAAGCTTCCGGCTGGTGCTCGTCCCAGGTAATCGCGTCGCAACGCCAGCTATCCTTGCGATGCGCCTCGATCGATCGAAACCGCCGGTCCCCCGGCTCGAACCAGTGCGCCCACAGCGACATCCGCAGCCACTTGGAAATCTCCGGCCACGTCGATGTGGTGAGCTGCGGCCCCGTATTGGCGGTGATCCTGCACCGGGTATCGACGCACGTCGTCATGCCCCAGTTGATAATCCAGGCCATGAGAGCGGATTTGCCTGGTCCGACACCGCCGGCTACGGCGATGCGGATAGGTTGGCGCTTGCCTAAGTTGTCCCGGATGTAGGCCAGCACCTCGGCCTGCCAATCGTCCGGGCCTTGGTACTTTTCGAGCAGCGACCAGGGCTCGCCCCAGGGATAGGCGACCTTGACATAGCGCAGGGGATCCCGCGCGCAGGAAGCCGCGAGCTCGATCAGCCGGAATTCGTCGTCCTCAGCCGAGGGCGCGCTTGATGGCGGCGTCGAGGCGGCTGCCGATGTCGACTTTGACTTCATGTTTGTCGGTGAAGAGCCCGTGGTGGCGGCCGAGGTCGACCAGGGCGGCCCGCTTGTCGTAGAGCTTGAGCTTCACCCGCTTGACTTCGCGGGCTTCCTCGCCGCCGCCATCCATGTACGTGTCATAGGTGACCTCGTGGATCGCCGCACCGTGCTCGCGCGTAAGCTGAGAGATATCAAGTAGTTGACCGTGCGCGCCGACATAATCCAGCATGTTGCTGCGCGCCAGCAGGGTGAGGCCCTGGAGGGTCTCGCGGCGGTCCATCACTGTGGCGTCTGCGGCGGCTTCTTTCAATTCGGCGATGCGGGCGGCAATCTTAGGATTTCTCAGTAATTGGCTGGCGCTCTGGTCGGCGCCGCGCTTGCTGTAGCCAGCAGCTGCGTAGGCGGCGCCGGCCGCTTCGCCCTTGACGATCCCGAGGCAGAACGCCTCGTGCCGTGAGTTCTTCAGCTGCGGCATTTACAGCGCTTGCAGGTGTTTCGGCTGGGTGGTGGGAGAATAGGGCGTCGGCGGCCGTCGCAACGCGCGGACCTGATTGGCGTCCTGGGGTGGCGGCGGCTCGGCGGCGCCGGCGGCCTCTGCATCGGCGAGCTTTTCACCGACAATGGCGTCGAGGGCGGATTCTTCCACGGGGGGTGGGGCGCGCTCGACCTGCCGCCAGTCCGGCAATTCCGCCTCCGGGAGTTGCGCGCCCTTGCTCATGAGCACGAGCCGCATCCGTATCCAGGTGGCAGCGTCGAGCCCGAGTTCTTCGGCCTGCGCGTCCACCCACGCCTTGACGACCGCAGGAAGTTCGACCGGGACCGGAATGGATTTGCGGGCTTTGCGGGGCATTATATGTCGATGAATCCACCACCCTCGGCGCCGTGCAGAACGCGCTCAAGGATATAGGCTGCGAGCTGATCGGGATGCTGTCGACGGGCGCGGGCCGCGCGGTCGAGAAGCGCATTAGTGCATACCAATGCGCGGAATGTCGGCAATCGGATGCGGAATGTCGGCAATCGGATTTTGCTGCCGAGCCGGATTCACCAAGTTGTCAATCAACTCAGCGGATTGCAAGTTGATATCGACGGTCGCAACTCTCCGTATGGGTTGTCGTTCCTGAAAGGCCAAATTAAACGGCGCCAGTGTATCTAACTTCCGAAAGTCCATTGGATTGCAAATCAGTTGGAAGTCATAATTCTGAAAATTGTGTGGCAATAGATTATACGCAAGGGCTGACGGCATAATAACCGTGCTCTGAATAGACGAAAAATCAATTTGGTCATAGGGTACCGGCCGCGATGCCTCGTCAGACATATCGTTAGTTAGCTTCATAAACGTCGAGAAGTCGACGAAACGAACTATGACCGCCACGTCGAGCTTAGAGGCTACATCAAAGAGCGTCTGTAGGGTCCACTTGCCATATTTTGGATCTTCGAGACGCGACACAACGGTTTGTGCTTTATCAATTATTTCTCCAAATTCGGCTTGCGACTTCTCACCGCGGAACTTTCTCATTTGCCGCGCCAAAAAGCGACGCGTGTGCGAAACGACATAGGAGTCCCGATAAGATTTGTCTCTGAATTTTTCGATAAGACTCTTCTCCCTAGGGGAAGCTGCAGGGTTTTGCTTTGCGTCCATCACGTATCACTCCACACTTTCGTTCACGGGCCGACCTGCAGTAGTGGCCGTAAATGGCATCATCGTTTTCCTTTTCGAACCCTGTAAGTAGCGTGAATTAGCGCGGTCGAATCAGAAGCGCGAATCAACCGCCCTGTGGATCGGTGTGAATATACATTTCTGTATGAAAATGTATATAGGGCTATGACCAAGCGCGGCACCGGATCACGCCTTGTTCAGCTTGGCCTGAACAAGGAACTTGCTGAGCGATTCACGGACTTCCGAGAAGGCTATCTTGGCGCCCCCGAGAACCGCGTGCTGGCAGAGGCCATCGAGCATTACATGGCAGATCGGCTGGCGGCCGAACCGGAAGTCAAAAGACGTTACGAAGAGGCCCGGGAGAAGCGTCGCGGCACTAAAGGGTCAATTGTGAAGCTGGTCCCCAATGGCAAGTGATTGATGCATTGTCCTAATTCATCGACCCAAGTGTCCTAATTGGGACAGCACCCGACAATGCGAGGACATGTCGGATGTCGTGTCGGATGTCGTGGAAACTTGGGATGGCGGCTCTTGGGACGTTGTTGTCCGCCGATCCTGTCCGGCTCTTTCCGAGAACCCTCCCCTTACACCGGAGCCGGGGCGTCCTGGGGGTCCAATCGGGCGGGCCGTGCGGCTCTCGCTGTGCAGCGATGAATTTGTGAAAGCTTGCGCAGCCGCCCCGACTTTTGGCGGCCCAGCCGTCCTCGGCCAATGAAGGCCGCGCCGACGGCGGCGGCGTCTTGCCATCCTGATGGTATGTCACAATTCTCCGCTGTTGCCGTTATGCATCAACCTTTTCTAATTTGTCAATTGGGACAGATGTCTCAACCACGCGGTTGAATAGCTGGATGTACAGCCGCGGGCGCTGTTTGGGCGACGCGCATCGGATTTTCCCGATGAGATCGGCGAAAGGGCCATCTGTAATTCGGACTGCCGTGCCCTCGGGAAAGCCGAAATCCTTGGTCTCATCGAATAGCCGCCCCCGCCATTCCATCCAAAGCCGCTTGATCGTCTCATCGGGGATGAATACCATTCTACCATTGTTGCGGACGAACCCGGAAATGCCATCGATCTCGGAAATGTCGCTCAGATGGTCGGGCAGTATTCTGGCGAACGTATAGCCTACGAACAGGGGGTCGAACCGCATGTGCCGCCCGTGCCGGAAGTTGGCCCAATAGACACGCTGGGGCAGGAAGACGGATTCAGGCCCAAGGATATCCTGCAGCCCGAGGCAGACGCGCCCCTGCCCTGTGTGGGACGATTGGACGGCGATCCATCGTTGCATCATCGTGGCTCCCTATCATTTGTGCGAAAGATCAATGGCTTGTTCTGAGCTGTCATTTCGCGGACGCTCATTTCACCACCACCGCATCGCATGGCCGCCAGCACCGCGTCGCCTTGCTCACGCCGAGCTGCGCCGTCTCGATCTTGAACCCATGCGCCCCACACCTGACGCAGCGGCACCAGTGCCAGAGGTCTCCGCCCATGGTGCGTTCCTTGCGCTCGGTCGGGTCCCAGGCGTGCTGGGGAGGGCTGGCAAAGCAGAGGGCGCGGTCGTCGGTGGTCATTCGGCGGCCACGAATAGAGGGGCATCCCCGACGATGCGGTTGCGCGCCATGTCGGCATAGGCCGGATTAAGCTCGATCCCGATGCAGTCGCGCTGGAGGCGATCGGCGACGAGGCCGGTGGTGCCGGCACCGAAGAAGGGGTCGAGCACCGTGCCGCCCTTCGGACATCCAGCGAGGATGCAGGGCTCTATCAGGGCTGGCGGGAAAGTGGCGAAGTGGGCTTCAGAGAAGGGTTGGGTGGAGACTTCCCAGACGGAACGCTTGTTGCGCTTGGTCGGCATGATTGCCAAGGCGGCGTCCATACTGTCGTTGTTCTTGATGCCGCTGCCGGCCGGCGCGCGCTTTCGCCCCGTGTCCGGCCTTACCGCGAGGTCGCGCGGGCCATCGAAACTGGATCCTTTCCAACTATCGCGCCCGACCGCCTTCATGTTGCCGTTGGTCTTGCCGCCAGCATGCGCGCGTTCGCTGCCGATCTGGTCGGCCACGTTCTGCGCCAGTCGCGCATGAGTATTTGGGCTCGCCGGCTCAAGGATGGCATCTTGATCGAAGTAGTATCGCGCGCTCTTGCTCAGCAGGAAAAGGTACTCATGCGCCTTCGTGCATCGATCCGTGACGCTCTCCGGCATCGGGTTGGGCTTCGACCAGATGATGTCCTGACGGAGCCACCAGCCATCGGCCTGGAGGGCGAAGGCGACGCGCCAGTGGATGCCACAGAGGTCTTTGGGTTTGAGGCCGGTCCGGCGCTTCTCGCGCCCGATGCGCGTCTCTCCGCCATGCAGATAGTCGCAGTGCTTGACGCCCGTCGCCCCGCCCCATTTGCCGTCGTTGGCGTATGAGTCGCCGAGGTTCACCCAGGCGGTTCCATCCGAGCGCAGTACGCGGCGGACTTCGCGAAACACCACAACCAGCTTATCGATGTAAGCGTGAAAATCTTCCTCAAGCCCGATTTGCCCTTCGACACCATAATCCCGCAAACCAAAGTAAGGCGGCGAGGTCACACAGCAATGCACGCTCTCTGCCGGCAGAGTTGCCAGTACGTCGCGGCAATCGCCATTGAGGATGCGGACGGTCACGCCGCCTCCGGTGGCTCGGTCTCGATTTTACCTTCGCGGGCAATGAAGCGTGGCGTCGGAAACGGCGCATCGACCACCCCGACCAGGCAATAGATGCCGACAACGCGACGCGGCTGCGTGATAGCCAATTTTCCGGCCGCGTTGACGGCGTCCGTCATGTCGGAGCCGGCGGGGCACTCGATCGGCATCCCGTTGGGCGCCACCCATAGGAGATACTCACAAGGATTCGCTCCGGCCTTGGCGTCCTCATTGATGGATTGATATAAAGTTTCGAGTTTCACGTCGCCTCCGGTGGCTCGGGCAAGCCGGTGTCGCTGGGTGTTTCCTCCCGCCGCCGACGCCAAGCCTCACGCTCGCGCTCGGCCTTCTCGTTCCACATGCGTTTGAATCCCGTCGGGGTGTAGGTGGTCACGACTGGGTAGTCGGACTCGTGGCGTTTTGGTTTAGGCACGGTTCACCACCAATCTAACGAGTTCTGGTGAGGCTTGAAGTTTTGCCGCGGGTTTTTTCTCGAATGCCTCTAACTGCTCAGGCGCTTCTGGATCGCTCGCAGCAACGGGTTCAGAGGAAGTATTTTTATATGTGGTTGTGGTTGCCACCCGTTTGCCGACCATTTGGTCGGCATTTGCTTGATTGTGGGCGCGGTTGGATATCGACACCGCCTTTGCAATTACGCGAGACATGGCCGTGACCTCCCCGCCCCTCTTTCCGGCTATGGCGCGTTTGGTGCGGATGACCTCGCACTTTTGCAACTCCTCGTCGATGCGCTTGTGTCTCCAGTTTGGGCGGAACAGCGGCTCCAGGTCTGGCTTGATGAACTCGGTCCAGTTCTTGACCGAGAGTTTTGCGATGCGCGCGAGCCTTGCGTCATCGTTCGGAAGCCCCCCAGTGCGCCAGTAGTGGCAGATCAGCAGGATGTACGCGCCGTGCTGCGTCGTGCTCAGATGGCCGGTGTCTCCGAGGTAGTCGGCGACGTAGAAGGGCATCCACGGGGGGCTCATGGCGCGACGCCCCTGCGCGCATTGAAGGCCGCGCGGGCATCTTTGTCGATCGCGTCAAGAATGGTGCGCGCGGACTCGCGTTCCAGTTTGGTCGAGCCGCACACCCAGCGATCAAGTAGTTCGCGCCGCACCGCGCGTTCTCTGTCTGTCAGGTCAAAGGCTGCAATGAGTTCCGCCGGGTCTACCGAGGACACCCAACGCCAATCGGTTTCATCCGAGGCGCCCTTGCCGAGATTGCATCGCCGGCAGAGGACCTGAAGGTTGGAAATATCGAGGGCGAGTTCTGGATATTTCGAGCGCGGCTTGATGTGGTCGACGTGCACCGGATTTTCAGGCGTCGGCCGCTCTTTGCAACAGGAGCAGCATCCGTTCGACGCCACCAAAACGCGGTAGCGAAGATCAAGCCACGCTCGGCTGGAATAGAACGGGTCTGTACGCGTATCAGACATCTGCCCTCCCCGCCGCCGCAAGCGCATCGATCACATCAGGATGCAGACACACGTTTCGCCCCCACTCAGAAATTTCCAGCGGCCACTTGCGCGCACGGAATCCCGTTCGCGCGCCACATCTCGACGACTTGGTTGCGATCGTCGAAGGCCATGATCGGTTCGAAACCGTCCGCCCTCAGTTGCGCCAAAAGCTCGACCTTGATTTCATGGTCGGGGCGGTAATCGCCATCTCGGCGCATGTAAATTTGGCCGGTTGGCAGGCCGTGCTTAATGAGCCATCGCGCAGTCGACTCTCGGACGCGCTCGCTTCGTCCAGAAACGTACACCACCGGGGCATAAGCGCAGAGGGCAAACGCAAGATCAATGATATGCTGGATCGGCGTGTCGTCGCCGCACGCGTCGAAAAACGCATCCCAATCCTTCGGCATCTTTTGGATATGCGGCAGCCGATGGGTTAGATCGGCAATCGTTCCGTCGATATCGAACAGATAACAGCGCGTCATCGTTTCGCCCCCACCCTTTCCAGCCCCTCCTCGATCAGCTCGATCCCCTCTTGCGCCAAGGCGCGAGCGAATCGGGCATCCTTGATAAGCTGCTCTTGCGCGTACCGGCGCAGCGCGGCCTCGACCTCGGGGGCGTACTGGACCTTGAGCGCAAAGGTGCCGGAGGGGTTTGTGGTCTGCCGCGGTGATGACAGCTCGCGCAGTTCGGGCCGGGACCGGGCCGCCTGCCGGTACGCGATGGCGCGCTTTCTGATGCTGCTCATGCGGCGCTTCTCGCAGAATGAATTATCGCCGGCCGCGCCCAACGCCGCTGGAAGGCGCGCCATTCCGGTCCCGGTGCGTGCTTTTCCTGCGATGGCGTGTCTGGCCGCCAGAGCATCGCGAAGGGCGTGAACCCGACCGACACCAATTGCTGCAGCCGATGCTCGGCGAGCGCGAACGTGTCCTTGGGATAGCCGATCATGCAGTAGCTTCGGAGGCGGTGCGATTCGCGGGTGAAGCCGGCCGCCAGCAGCCGGCGCGCGGCGTCCTCAAGCGTCTCGAACTTGTCCTGCGGATCGTAGGCGAAGAACATATTCGGGCGCGGCTTCAGGCTCGCCAGCAAGTCAACCTGATAGTCTTGCAGCGATAGCGCCTCCAGGCCGCCCGTGAACTCGACGCGCCGCCCTTGCTCCCGCAGCATCGCGAAGACGGCCTCGACGTGATCCCGCGGCGCAGCCAACAAATTATCATCGAGTACGTTCCAGCCGGGGTAGATCGGCAGGACATTGACCGTGGGCCATTTCTTCCACACGCCACAGAACCAGCAGCGGCGCGGGCAGCCGCGTGTCGTGATCGTATAGCCGGGCTTGATGTAGCGGCCGGGGATGAATTCGAGGCTGTCGTCCTCGTAGGCGACGCCGCCGATCTTTACCGGCGCGACATGCCGCCATTGCTCAGCCAACTGCTCGGCGGTCGCCTTGTCATAGGTGAACGTCACCGAGACGTGCACCTCGTCGGCCTCAGCAAAAAAGTCCGGCGGCCCGAAATACGAGAGGGCGTCGTCAGGCGTCGCCTTCGTTTTGCGCGGAAACACGCGGATTATTCTGCTCATGGGAACGCCGCCGCAAGCAAGATCGTCAGCAGGACGACAGCCGTGAGAGCGAGAACCGCGGCGAATGAACAAGACGCGCAGGACTCGGGATAGGGCTCGCGAGGCACGCCGCGCCAACTGTCGGGGGCTCTCATGGTGTCGCTTCTTTGATTTGACAGGCGACCCACGCCCGCATTCTGACAAAGCGCTGTTCAGGGGTTTCGTAGTGATACGAGCCCTCGTCGTTGTAAAACATGATTTCGCAGGCCATCGCATGGGCCACGCCGAAGAGGCCAGACACGCCGTCATGGTCTTCGGGGTCAACGCGACTCATGTCCGTGCCGCGGGCCTTTCCCACAGCTCCGAGAGCGCATACGCAACCGTCCGGCTGGACAAGGTCGTACGATATCAGTTTCTTTTCCGGCAGCGCGTCGAGGGCCGCCAGCATCTCGCGCAGGAATGCCTGCCCGCGCTTGCCTTTGAAGGCCGATGTGACTGCGCCACGCCAGCGGATCATCTGCCAATTATCGAAGTCGCCATCATCGCAATAGCCTGACCGGCTCATGATCTCCCCTCCCCGCGAAAATGGCCTGGCATCACGGTGTCCATGTGCTGTCCGTGAGCCAGGCCAAGGTGGCGCGTCGGAACAGAAGGCGAAATCGACGCGCGAGAGGAAATGGAAATCTCAGCGAGCCAAGCGACGCGGGCCGCGGCAAGGTGGTCCTCGATCAGGTCCTTGCGGACGCTCTCGATGAATGAGTCATTCGAACTCATAAGCACCCCCATATTGGCGGGAATGCGCGAGGGCGTTTGTTGTTGGCTTGTTGTTTCCATGTCGCCCAGCGAACGGGTTTGTAGCTCTTATCATTATCGATGCGGTCGACGGTGTGTTCATTGGCCTCATGCCCCACCTCGCGAATAGCATCGTTTGGAATGGACGGGGCAGTACGGCATGCCACCGGCTAAATCAGCCGCAGGGGCGCCGCAAAATAATCTTTCCGTATCGTCGTCGCCCCACAGCGCATATCGACAGGTCTCGTTGGTGAGGTCATAGATCGAGCAAGCTGTCGCGGGAATCGAATCGGGGGCGCGATCAACGAGCTTGATGGGTTTCGGGGGCTCCAGCGTCGTTTTCGTCGGCGTCAATCGAAATTGACCGACCGGCTTCGGCTCTTCCGGCTGGGGCAACATGCGCGGCGTCCACGGGTGCGCCTTGCGCTCCCGCTCCCGCTCCCGTTTACGGCCCTTGCCGCGCGGCGGTTGATATACGCTATCGCATTTGAGCCCGAGACGATTGAGCTTGCCTAATACCATGTTGCGCGTGACGCCCAATTTCGCGGCGATGCGGCTGCCGCTCCATTTCTTGGCTTGCAGCCCCCTCAATAGGGCAACGCGCTCGTCGGTCCAGAAGGTGGCGACCGCCCCCGATGCACCAGGGACAGGATCGAGAGCGGGCGCTTCGCCGGAAGTCAGGTCAGGGCCGGACGAAGGGGAAAGGGATTCAGACACGACTGGTTCATCCTCGAGATGGAGGTTGGTGGGGCCGCCGTCCGATCCGTGATCGGAATCCCCGTCTCTCTCGACGGCCCCGGCTCTGGATGTCGCCGTCAGTCCAGGCGACGCGGAATTGTCCAAGGTGTTTCGGAGCCGTCGTAGACGAACCTCTCGATAGCGTCGGCGGCGAGGATGGGATCGGAGGGCTGCGAACCGGCGAACAGGCGCGACATTCGATTCGGATATTCGGTGGAGTAGCGGGACCGCCCAATGAAGCGCTCGACCGACTCCCTCATCCGCAACGCGATATGACCCGCGATGCAACAGGCCGTGCCGCATGTGCTTAACGATTTGGTGAATGAGCCCTGATCATACTCCTCCGGCGGAATCGCTCCCGATCTCAAATCGCGGGCTACTTCGAGGGCCACGAGGCATGTCGCCTCGTCCCAGATCGAAAGGGCGCTGGGATGGATTTGCCGGACATCAGCAAGCTTGCGGTCTGACATCAAATAACCTCCGATATTTCGGCGCGCCGCCGCCGTCCTTGGGCTATCGCGCTATTCTCTCCCGTCCGATTTCTGCATTTCTCAAGGAATCCAGGGGCATTCAGATTTTCCTTCCAAGTGCCCCATTTCAAATTTTCAGGCCGATCATTCGTCCGGCTTTCATCCAAATGCATGCACAGGTGACCGGGAGGACGAGGTCCGTGAAAGGCCTCGCAAACCAATGTGTGCTTCTCTACGGTTCTGCGGCGCCCATCAGCGAATCTCACCGTGACGCGACCGTATCCCTTGGTGCGCCCTATCCACGAATTGAGGATTTTGAGAGGGCCGCGCACCTGTCCAAATTCATTGGCAAAATGCCCAGGGGCCGACGGGATTGGCTTCCAGTTCTCCATCTAAAACGCCCTCCTCGTCGGCCTGAGATAGGCCAGTCCTTTCATGCGATGTGCGCGGTACAACTCACGAACCGCGCGCTTTCGGCTTTGTTTGCTGTCCCGCGGCGCGAGCCACGGGGCGGTCAGCAGCACCAGCCATTGAGCCGAGTGCATCAAGATAAGGGCGATGAAATTCCTCGTCCGAAACAGAAAGGGCAGCCGCGGCCTTGCCCATCGTGGCTGTGAGTTCATGATCGGCACCCATGGCGCGTTCGATCAGCTTGCGATCATCGGCGCGCCGCCGCATCGCAGACGCCACGGCACCGGCACGCACGAACCACGACCACCAGGACGGCCGCGCCGGTCCCATGATCGAGACGATGAATTCGAGGCCCCAGGCGCTGCGGATCAGCGCAGCGACGGCATCGCTCGGGATCTTCGCATCACCGGACAGCCACGCTTCACAGGCACGCTGTGAAAACCCCGTGATCTCAGAAAGTTGCGCAGAAGTCTTCACTGGCCAAAGGGCGCGTGCGCGGTCGGCTATCGGCGCAGAAATGCGCACCGCGCTTCGGCATCTGACGAAGACCTCTTCGGGCCGCCGATTTGCCGCCAGCGCGCTCATCGCGTTTGGTTCCCGCCATGAAGGTTCGCCGAACGATCAAATGGCTTCTGGTCTGCGCCTGGATTGCGCTGTGTGTCGCGGTGCTGGTGTGGCTGCTGGGATGAAAGAAAAATGGGAAACAGACGCGAGCGAATGCCTCCCAGTTGGCCGACCGGGCGTGACGTTGGTCGGCAGGGAGGAACGGCGAGGGGGCGGGGGCCTGTCCAGCGTTTCCCGCCCCTTCTGTTCGTCAATCCGGGTGAATGATCGCGAGAGCAACTGTCAATCCCCGCATCTGGAGGGGCGTTGTCCGCAACCTCATATGGAACCGATGGCATATACTCGGCGTCGGATAGAGGGCGCCGGAGGATGCTATGCGATTGTGCAGCATTACGCCGCTGGGCGGCGGATGGTATCGCTTGCGCGGGTACGAGGCCGGTCATGCGGCCGCTTCCTCTTTCGAGGATTCCAGCGCCTCGACCGGCACCCGGCCCCTCGTCTTGCGGCTAATCGGCAACCACCACTTGGACGGCACCCCGCGCTGGCGCCACTTCTTGCGGGCAAACGGCGTGATCCCAAGCTCTGCGGCGGCCTTGTCGACCAATTCCCAATCAAGTGCTGGCTTTCCCATGCCAACGATCTGTAGAGACGATTTGTCTTCACGTCAAGGGACAACAAGGGGTGCCCCCCAAAAAGACATTTTGTCTAATGTCGTCACCATGAAGGGCGATGACTCCAGCGAAGCCGAGTTGATGGCGCTGATCCGAGAGCGTACGCGCCAAGCGCGCGTTGCGATGGGATGGGATATTGAGACCATGGCTGATGCGCTAGGCGTTACGCCAGCCGCCTACAAAAAATACGAGGAACGCAAATCGTCGACCATCCCAACGAAAAAGGTCAGAAAGTTCTGTGTGTTGACCGGGGTCGACGGAAATTGGCTAATGGGACATGAGCCCGCTAAAGTGCGCGCTCGCCACACGATCTAAGAAGCGCGCCAATAAAATCACGAGGCTCCGATGAGGCTTATGCTGCTGGCGCTCGGCTGCGCCACGCTCATCGCGGTGTCTATTATCTGCGCACCTTTGGTGTCACCCTATAGAATCGCGCCGGCGGTCGACGCCGATGGCAATCCATTTTTGTGGCGCGTGAACGCCGTCACTGGCGACGTGCAAATCTGTCCGGCCCTTCGGGTGATCCGCGATATGCGGCCGACATGTCAGGCGCACCAATGAATTGATGCGATTGAACAAAACATTCCGTGAACGAAAAACTTGCGGCATGGAGACGATTTGTCCTTGACTTAGAGACAAATCGTCTCTAGTGTCTGGGTTATGGGCGCCTTCGAGAACCTGATCGGAAAGAGCTTCGGCGGGCACGCCGTGATCGCGCGGGCGCCATCACGCAACGGCCACACCTACTGGGTGGTCCGGTGTGAATGCGGCATCGAGACGGTGAGGGATGCGTACAAAATCAAACGGGAACTGAATTGCCGGTGCGCGTCTCGCTGTGGCCCAACAGAATTTCGCTTGATCGACCTTCCAGAATACAGAACTTGGCGTGACATGCTGAGGCGCTGCTACGGGGGCGCCGACGCCCGAACCCTAAAGTATTACAGGGATCGCGGCATCACGGTTTGCGAGCGCTGGCGCTCTTCCTTCCAGAATTTCCTTTCTGACATGGGACCGCGCCCATCCGCTAGGTATTCGATCGATCGGTATCCAGACAACACCGGAAATTACGAGCCGACCAACTGCCGCTGGGCGACCCGCGCGCAGCAACGCAGCAACATGCGCCCAAGACGATCGACGCGATCGGCCTAAAAACCCCATCGAACGGAGAGACACATGACCGACACCCACGAAATCGAAATCCTTCTCGCTTGTGATGAGGAAGGCAATGTCGCCGTCGGCCTCGCTGAGGACGACTTCGGTGAACGCATCGCCGAGCTGGGCAGCGACCACGCCACGCTCGCCGTCCGCGTCGTCAAGCTCAAGGTGAAGATGTCCGCGCCCCAGATCACCGAGGCCGAAGTGACGGTCCCGGACGAGGCGGGTGAGACGGTGAGCGCCCTAGCCGCGGAATAGCGGGGCGCGCCAGCCGGGGCGCGCTCGAAGTACCGGCGCCTTTCAACAGGAGTGACCGTGATGCGCATCCTTCGCGAATTTGCCTTCCACCTGCCGCACGCGCTGTTCGACCTCGCCGTGATCGGCTCGTTCCTCTTCGCCATGTTCGTGGTGATGGCCTTCTGGCTGGGAGTCGTCGTGCTCTGACAACGCTTTGATCTGCACAAGGAACTCACTCACATGACCGCCCACACACAAGACCGCATCGCCTTCGCTTCCGCCGGGGCCGTCCGCGCGCCCCGCTTCGCCAAAACCTACTGCAGCCAGTGCGGCGGCGAGTTCGGTCCCGGCAACAGCGGCTATTCGCATTGCGAGGATCACCGCAGCCTTGGCGCGTTCTCCGGCGAAGTTCTTAACGCGCCAAACGCCACCTACTGGGATCACCCCGGTGCCATTGCCGCAGAACAGCAACGATGCGCGCTCGATTGGATTGCGAGAAATCCAGACGCCGAATGGCCGCGCAGCGTTTCCGCTCTGATCAAGTCCAGAGCCGCCGCCAGCCGCGCGAACATCCGCACCGCTTTCTCCGACCTCCTGGTCGCGCTCGCCGACAACCACCCCGTCAACATCATCGGCGAGGCCGACGCCGCCGACATGGAAGAACGGGCCGAGCATGTGCAGGGGCTCCTCACTGCGGTGGAGGTCTATCTCGCCGTGGTCCTCGCCGATGCGAAGCACCGCACGTCGGGAATCACGCTCGACGTGAATGTCACGGGGATTTTGAGCGACACGCGCGGCGATATCGTGGGGACTTTCAGGATCGCGGCAGAGCAGATGCGGGAACTTGAACGCGAGTTCGAGTGAGCATAATGCCACGCTCATTCTTCCACGACTTCATCCGCGACGACGGCTCGCCCGTCACGGTCGAATTCGAACACGGAGACTACGTCATGATCGTCGACGTGATGCCGAACACGCCGGACTTTGATCGCCTCTGCGGGGAACAACTATGTCTGACGAGGACCGTATACGGCGGTCCGATAGACCTGGCCCTGATGGACACCGAAACACGCGAGCGCCTTGCCGAACTGGATGCGCAGATGGCGGCGGCAAAGGCCGCCTGCAAACTCACAGACGCGGAAGACAATCGCATGTGCGCGTGGCTCGCCGAGCATCACGTCGTCGACTATTCCGACGATATCGAATTCTGAGGAATCAAAATGACCCGCCGCGATCGCCTCGTCCGCATTCTCGAAAACTTCGGCAACCTGCAGCACCGCAACGTCAAGTGGGAGCTTGACCGACTGCTCGTCAGGCACGGGCTTTCGCTGTTCACCGACGAAGCAATCGAAATGCTCACCCGCGCAGTCGTGCGCGACTGGAAGCGAACGCAGCGCATGAATCGCGAGAACCGAAAGCTGAGGGCCTTATCGTGACGGACGAGATCAACGAAGACCTCAAGAATCAATTGCTCAAAACGCTGGACGCCGGGCTCAGCGAGGATGGCCTCAAGAGGATGAAAAAGCACGTCCAGAGTTTCCTCGACGAAATCGAGTCCGACATCGAATACCGCATGAAAGACGACCTCGCGCCGATGCTTGCGGGCTACGTCTCCGACATGGTGACCCGCACGATCGATGCCATCCTCAAGGGCAATGAGCGGGAAATCAGGCGCTACCTGAGTTGCGAATCTGGACGCCATCAGGGCCGCAGCGGCGATCCATATAGCTATCGTGACGCGGCAGAACAGCACCCGGTCATCCATGGGGCGCTACATGAAAATAGCTGCGTGGCGCTGCGACGCATGATCGTGGACGCGCATCGCGACCTGATCACGAGCGAGCGCATCATCGACCTTGAGGATCAGGTCAAGTCGCTGGTGGCGCAGGTCAACAAAGCTGAGGCCGAGCGCGAGGCCATGTGGGAACGAGTGAGGGCGTTCGCATGACGGTCCTCCTCACCTGCGCCCTCGTCTTCGCCATCGGCTTCCAGGCCGGCGCTCTTTTGGTGGCGACGAGCCTGATCCTGACGGAGCGGGAGACGGAGCCCGCACCGATACGGGCGCCGGAGTCGGCGATGTTTCCGAGCTATCAGCGCTATCTCGAAGCGAGAGCGACATGAGCTACGACGCTTGGAAAACACGTTCGCCCGATGACGAGCTACGCGACGCCGATGCTGCGCCTTTCGAAGACGAGCCCACCGAACTCGACGAGGTTTACGGGCTTCTCGACAAGGCCAAGCTCGCGAACTCCGCGCTCCGCGCCTCGCTCCGCGACTTTGTCGTGATCATGGAAATGGACATCGAGCTTGGCCACATCGTGCCAGGCGATACCCGCCGGACCATGATCGAGATTGCCAAGGAATTGATCAGCAAGAGGGATTGAGCGCAATGCCCAAGATCGTGACCTCTTACGTCTTCCCGCCGATCCCCGACCGCCGCTTCGATTGGTCGGCATGGCGCGACGGCGACGAACCGAACGACGATGGGCAGATGACGATCG